GGCGAAAAGTTCTACGCGATCAGGAAACCGGTATGAAGGAGGTACTATGACGATTACCGAGATGCAGGCCATGTGCTACGAGCAGGCCGTCAAAAGCGGTTGGGCGGGCCCGGGTGCTCGTGAGGTACCATTCCTAGAAGCCATGGCGTTGGTTCACAGTGAAGTGAGCGAGGCGGTGGAAGCTTGGCGAGACGGCCAGGCAATGTCATGGACCGATGAACAAGGCAAACCGCAAGGCGTCGGCAGCGAATTCGCCGACATCCTTATCCGCCTAGGGCACTACGCAACCATCTTCGGGATCAACTTGCAGGCAGAGGTCGAACGCAAACTCGAGTACAACGCGACACGTCTATATTGAAGAAGATCTGTGGAACCAGATATTCAATACGCCTGCTACCCAGATTTCTGTCAGCACAAGGGTTGGGCAAGAGGGCCTAGGAGACTAGTCATGCTATGTATTGATTGCCAGAAGTACAGCCAAGAACTGAAGGAAGCTCGTGTCCAGTTGGCACGGGCTGAAATACGGATTTCCGAATCGGCACACTGGGCTGAGAGATGTACGAAAGCGGTGGAGGCGGTGGTGCGATTGATGGCAGACTTGGATGCCTGCTCCCGTCATCCATCGGTAGACGAGAGCGCCAATGCCCGCTTGGGTATCAGTCTGCGGGACGTTGGTCTTGCCTTGCGGGCACTAGGGTTGAACGCGGAGGTATCGAACCCGATCACCGTGACAGGGGGCTCGCAATGAGTCACATCGCAGAACCGGATTTCTACGACGACGGTAGCGATTATGAGGGCCATACCTTCGAATGCGACGCCAAGGGTTGCATGGAGGCCTACAGTGGCATCGGCACCTTCCAAGACGTGTGGGAAGAAGCCAAGCGACACGGCTGGCGGTGCGTGCCCAAGAAGATTGGCTTTAAGGTGGCGGAGTGGAAGCACCTTTGCTCGCGGCACACGGAGGAACAGTTATGATCTGGTTGTTTCTGTTTTGGTTACTGTCGGATGTATTGGCCTTCTTCCTCATTGCATGGAGGTTGTGACATGACCTACACACCGAAGCCGCCGGATGGTGGCGAGTCGTGGTTAGATTGTATGTTGGGTCAGGAAGACTTGTGGACCTCAATTGAGCGCTATGCCGCCACTGAACTCGCTGCCCTGCGCGCTGAGCTTGACGAACTGCGAGAATGGAAGACCAACACGCAGGCGGCATATGACAAAGCGCTCAACAGCCCGTGCCCGGATGGGCGGCACTGTACCTGTGTCCCAGCCCTGCGCGCCAAGCGGGCCTGCGAGGTTTGTCGGGACGTAGAAGGCATGGTAGTACCGACGCCAGCAACCATCTGTGGAAATCATTACCGCAAGGTCATAATGGATATGGAAGCATACGCAGACGAGAACGAGAAGCTGCGCGCCGAGCGGGACAAGTGGAAGGCACTCGCCGAGCGGGCAGAATCGTTCGTTGGTACCGACGCCAGGAGCTTCATCGGCGGGGATACCGGACTTAAATGGCACGATGACATCGAAGCGATGAGGCTGGAGGGCGTGTAATGACAGGCAAGGCGAAGCGCGATGAAATGACATTTGATGACGAGTCTGCGGAGGACGTGACGTGAAGAAGGCTGCGAAGAAGAAGGCGACGACGCACATAGTGAAGTGCGGCCCGTGCTGGGCGTGGGAATTGCCGACCGGTAGGACGTTCTATGACGGGAAATGCCATGGCTACGAAACGCCACTGTTGGACTGTTGCACAGTGGCAGAGGCGAAGCGCGTCCGTCTGCCGCACGGGAAACTGGTTCGCGTTGTCGGCCTCGTCGTGGAGGACGTGACGTGAGCGAGATGTTGCAATGAATGCTTTTATGACTGGCTTTGCAAAACTCAGGCCGGGGTGCATCCACCTTATATGCCCGCGGTGCAAGCGCAAAATGTCAAATGTCCAACGTGCAGACTATGACCCTAAGCGCGCCGCCGTTGCCGTGGTGTGGTGTGAGCGATGTGCTCAGGGCGGTTTCTGTGAGGGCCCAGACGGATATTGGGACGCAAGGGGGGAATGGTTGACCGATGAAGAATGTGAGAATGCATCGGTCTTGGAAGGCAAGGCATGAACAAGATGCCGAAGCCCCAGATGTTTTGGTGTGACTACTGCCACGGTCACTTTGACTTGCGTCACTTCTACCAGCGGCCCGACCGAAATTGCCCGCGTGGCGAATGCCGTAAGCGGATACGGCATCGAAAGCAGGAGAGGAAGAAAAGGATTGCAGGCTCCTAGGACGGTTGTTACGCTTCGTTGCGATGCAACGAAGCGCAGATTGATACGCGCTGAGGAGAATTGAATATGGCGACGGCATCTCAGGTAGCAGGGGCGATGAGAGGGAGGGCGGTTCAGAAGCTGAAGCGAAGTCAGGCACCTAGAAAGCCCCCCAAGCCAAAGAAGCACCGGCTGAAGGCGATCCCGCTTCAACGCTTCCTGAATGCTGTGCCAGGATCGACGGGCATCCTGACTGTGATTGCCGAGCGAGTAGGCTGCACCTACATGACGGTATGGTCTGCCATGAAACGCTGGCCGGAACTGGTCGAAGCGGTGGAGGTAGAACGCGAGCGGCTAGGTGATGTGGCCCAGCAGGCGGTTGAATACGCCATCCAGCAGCGGCTTGATGTAGGCACATCTGCCCGAACTGCCTGCTGGGTGTTGAGTAGACCGCGATACGCGAAGCGCGGGATGGCAGATGAAAGCAAGGTGACGGTCGAAGGGGGCGAGCATCCAATCCGACACGAAGGCGTGGTGCTCCTAGACACGTTGAACCTACCTGTGGAAATGAAGAGGTCCATTTTGGAGCAGATGGATCGGCAACGACAGGAAGCAAAGGAGAGCAGTGATGTGGACTAACTGGGTGAGTTTCGTTCTGACGGTGGCTTTGCTTTCGACGCAGGGCTGCCTGAACTTGGGTTGCAGCGTACCGGCGAACCCGGTCACCAAGTTCGGCTTCGATCCCTGGACCAAGGACTTCTACGTCCTCGACACCAAGGACAACGACCTAACCGTGAAGAACTTCCTGCTGGAGAAGGGGCCGGATACGGCCAAGGTAACCTTCGATGAAGCGGCATTCGTCAACAATGCCAGCCGGGTACGGGAAGCCAATGTGCAGCAGATCGCGGCCTACACGGATCAGGTGAAGGCAGTTACCGGTATGTTTGAGGTCATGACGCAAGCGATCTCTGCCATGCTTCCCATGGTGTCGCATACGGCCAGTCAATACGGTGCGCCCCCTGGCTGGACTCCAACGAGCCAGCCGGCTGATCTGCAACCCATGAGCACGCAATTGACGCCGGAGCAGGTCGCCAAACTCTTGCTCCTGTTGAAGGAGTAAACGTGACTCTCACACGCCCCATCCGTGTTTCCTCCTCCCGGGTCAGGGTCGTCACCACACTGGCGGCCCTGACCCACCTGCTTGGCTGTGCTTCGCAAGGACCCAGCCCAGTGGAAGCGGAGCGGATCGAACGGCTTGAACAGACGCAGGCAGGAATCGCCGCACGAGTGGAAGAAGTGGCTGTGAAGGCGTCTGTGGCAGTGGAGGACATGGCAGCGGTGAAGGGCGAACTCGGCTTGGCGGCCAGAGACGTGTCGGGGCTGAAGTCCACGGTTGAATTGGTGAGCCGCAAGGTGGACCAGTCGCAGAGGACAACCATCAATGACGTCTGGCCGTGGCTGTTGACTGGGCTGGCTGTCTTCACTGTGGGCGTATTGGGCGCCCTACGTTGGTTGCGATTGAAGATTGAGGAGTCGTCATACCTCACCCAGAAACCAATCTGGGAAGAGCGGAAGCGAAACGGCTCGGCGCACGTTCAGGGTGCGTGGTCGGCTGAGCACGCTAGTACAAAGGAGGGCGGGGGCGTACCCCGCCCTCCTGTCGTCAACGCAGCAGGAGCAGGCAATGATGTGGAAATGGAGAGCAAGGTCGAATTTCCGATGGGACGATGTGGATTGGTTGATTTTGGAGACACTGGTGAAGGCCCGCTTCACGGGCAAGGCGATTGCCGCTGTCCTACGGCGAACGCCCCGGGCGGTCTATGCGGCCCGACGCAAGCGCCACGGACTGAGGTCCATGATGTGGTACCGCAACGATCTGAATTCGGCTTGGGCACAGGTGAAGACGACAGCAGGAGGGCTCTATGAATCGCGCGTTGGTTGACCCCGGCGAATGGCGAGCGGCCCGCTACGTGGTTTGGACTCTGCGGCTGTTGAGTGTGGGGATGGTGTTGTGGCTTCTGTTTTGGTGAGGTGATGTGATGATCTTTCTGATCTACACTTGGCTCAGTTGGCTGGCGGATTTCATCTACGGCGGGAAGGGCCTCTTCTGGGGCCTTCGTGACTTGACACGCGAACTCATCACCGTAGGTGTTGAAGGCTGATCGGGACCTGCTGCCATGGGCCGTCCGCATTCCGTTCCCTACCCTAGTGCTCGCGGGTGCGGCGGCCCTCTTGGCAGGCGGTGGGAGGCAGCGATGCAAACCATTTCAACCTTGGAGCACGCGATCCTGGCGTTCATTGGGGGCTTTGTGCTGGGTACCATGCTGGGCTTGGCGATCCTGTTATTGTTCTATGCGGTGAGGGTGTTTGAATGAGCGACTTCCTTGACGTAGCGATATGGTTCGCGGGCTATGAACCCGCCCGTTGGCCCACCGATGCAGAACTCCAAACGGCAGCCGCCCTCTATTCTGCCTCCATCTACAAGAATCAGATGTACGACGGCAGTTCTCCGATCATGCCCTACGATGTGGCTACGGAAGACGTGGGGCCCTTGCGCTGGCAGCTGGCTGGTGCGCGGGCGGCGGGGATGCCCATCCTGCCCTATACGTCTGTTGCCTACTCCTGCGGCGACGGTACCTACACTCCAGACCAGTTCTTGGCAGAGGTGCGCCGCGTGATGAACCTGCTCGGAGCGAACGGCGTCTATGTGGACGGGATGACCTACACCCATACGGGCGAAGGCTGGACCGAAGACAAGGATGCCAACCGCTACATCGCCAAGGCCCTGCGGCGCATGGTGGGTTTGAATGGACTGCTCATCGGGCACTTCACGCATAAGGTGTGGGCGGGCGAGTGGTGGACGCCGGACCCCGCTGTGGAACTGGAGTTTGACTTGGTGCTGTTGGGAGAGGATAGCGCTTTAGCGAATGGCTCCGTGCGGGAGGACTACCTGTCCGAACAGATCGCTCCAAGGGAAGCACTGGGACAGCGGCTGGCAATGGTGTCGTCCGGCATCCATGTCGTGTCGTCGTTGACGGAACCCAATTCGCTGAACGCCATTGGCACGGTGTTGTACGATGAGCAGACGGGCTATGACGACGGGACGTACGCCCTCTACAACGCAGTGGTGGCGCAGAGGGAATCATGATCGACTACCTGGATGTAGCAATCTGGTTTGCCGGCGTTGAGCCAAACCGCTGGCCCTACTACAACGAAATCCAGGCAGTCGCCGCCAAATTCGAACTGTCCATTTTCAAAGAGCAGGCGTATGAGTTGGGGGAGGATCCCCGCTATTATCCGCCGTGGAACCCGGCGACAGAGAACGTCATTCCATTGCGGTACCTCTTCAACGCGGCGGCAGCTTTGGGCCATCGCATCCTGCCCTACACCTCATACTTCTACGCCAATCACGTTGGGCACGACTACACACCCGACCAGTACCTGGCAGAGGCGGCTCGCCTGAAGGACCTGCTGGGATTGACGGGCATCTATGTGGACGGTCTCACCTGCCCCTACAATGTCAACTACCCTTACGACCAAGACAAGAACCGATATGTGTCGCGTGGGTTGCGGCGCATCTTTGGTCTGAACGGGTTGCTGGTGCTGCATTGTACCCACCTGAACTACGCGGCGGGAACATGGCTGGCGCCGGATCCTGAATCCGAGCGGCATTTCGATCTGCTCTTGATTGGTGAGGACGCCCGGCTCGACGATTCGGGAGAAGACGAACTGCGGGAACAGTACACGGAGGAACAGATCAATCCACGGGTGGCGCTGGGGCACAAGATCGCCCTAGTCAATGCAGCTCATATGCTGATCTGGCCGACTGTCAATGCCATCGGCGATCCGGGCTGGTCTACGGATCATTACACCTCTGGCGTCACAAGCTACACCAACGCCGTATGGGCACAGAGGGCACCATGAAGAAGATCGCCGTCTCCTACGAACGCCTAGAAGCTTGCCTGTGTAGGGAGAGCTTCTATGATTTCGTGAGGCGGTTCTGGGACGTGTTCATTCCGGAGAAGCCTGTCTGGAACTGGCATATTGAGTTCATCTGCAACGAACTCCAGATCGTGGCTGAACAGGTGTTTGCCCGCAAGCCCAAGCTGTACGATCTGATAATCAACGTGAGCCGTGGTGCTACCAAGTCCACCATCTCTTCCATCCTGTTCCCCGCCTGGTGCTGGACGCGGGATCCTACGCTGCGGATCATCTGCGGATCCTACGCGAAGGACCTGTCCTACGACTTGGCCATGCGCTGCCGCTGGGTTTTGCAATCGGAGAAATACAATCGCCTCTTCCCCGAAGCCCAGTTGAAGAAGGACACCGAAGGCAAGCTGATGACGCACCAAGGGGGCGAGCGATTCTCCACATCAGTCTCGGCTGGCGTAGGCGGGCACCACGGCCACATCATCTTGGTGGATGATCCGCTTGATCCTACGGAGTCGGCCAGCGAAGCATCGCTGACGGCTTGCAATAACTGGTTCGACCGTACCCTGTTGTCTTGCAAGGTGGACAAGGCTGTCACGCCGGTCATCCTGATTATGCAGCGTTTGGATGAGCGGGATCCTACGGGGAGAATGCTTGAGCGAGAGGGCAGAACGATAAAGCATATCTGCCTTCCCGCCATCGAAGGCGATAACATCAAGCCACCGGAGGCCGCCGAGTTCTACTTGGGCGGCTTGTTCGATCCGGTGCGGATGCCCCTGCCCATCCTCAACGAAATACGCCTTGAAATAGGCGAGTATGCCTTTGCCGGCCAATACCTTCAGCGGCCAATCCCAGAGCGGGGTGGCATGTTCTTGGTTGATCAATTGCAACTCGTGCCTACCCCCTCTGGTGTGCGCCGCAGCGTTCGCTACTGGGATAAGGCAGCGACCTATGAAGCGGGTTGCTATACGGTTGGCGTGCGCATGGGTATCACAGACGATCGCAAGTTCATAGTCGAGGACGTGGTGCGCGGGCAATGGGAGGCTGCTGAGCGAGAGCGGGTGATTCGTCGCACGGCAGAAATGGACGGCTTGCAAGTCAGGATCGGCATTGAGGAGGAACCCGGATCCGGTGGCAAGGAGAGCGCCCAGAATACAGTGAAGAACCTTATGGGTTTCAACGTCATACGCGACAAACCCACGGGCAAGAAGGAAATTCGGGCGGACCCCTATGCTGCTCAGGTGAATGCGGGTAACGTATCTTTGGTACGCGGCCCTTGGAATAGGGCGTATTGTGATGAGCTGGCCCACTTCTGTCCGACTGCGAAATACAAGGACCAAGTGGATGCCAGTTCAGGTGCCTTTGCGATGTTGACGAAGAAAGTCATTGTGGCAGGGGCTTTACGATGAAAGAAGACCCGAGACTTGTGATTGCGAACGTAGATCCCAATACGACCGACGAAACGCCGCTCGTTCCGCCCACACTCAACTATGACCCCGATCAGCCACGCGATGAACAGGGCAAGTGGACTGATGCTGGGGGCGGGGGTGGTGGAAGTGCCGAGAAGACTGCTGACGACTTCTTGCGAAAACAGCAGGGCACCTTGGCCAGCCATCCATCCGATGTGAAGGAAACACATCGGGAAATGAAGGGGCTTTTGACCAGAGCTGGATTCAAGAAGACGAGCACCAAGATGCGGGATATTGGTCGCGGCACGCTTGCTGCAACGGTGACGGAAGAGCGCTGGGCTAGAGGGAAGAAATCCTACATCTTGAAGATTGGGCGGGGCAGAGGCCCCCCATGACAATTACTTGGAGGGCATTGCAGTCAACTTCTAGCCACTGGCTATGCTTTGTAGGAGCACCTTATGAAGCGCAACGGCAAGGCTGCCCAACTCGTTCGCAATGTCGAATCCGCCTTGCTCTCTCGTCATGCCCTATTGCAGGCTCTGCTTGATCCCAGCGGGCGTGATATCGACAAGGAATGCGGCTACCCGCTCACCATTACCAAAGAGCAATACAGGCAGATGTACGATCGCATGGGCGTAGCACGCCGCGTGGTTGCCTGTCTGCCAGAGGAATGCTGGGCACTCGATCCAGACGTGTACGAAACGGAAGACCCGCACGAAACTGAATTCGAGCAGGCGTGGTCGCTCCTGCTGCAAAAGTTCAATATCTACCACTATCTGCATCGCATCGACGAGCTGTCAGGCATCGGCCAGTACGGCATCCTGCTCATCGGCATTGATGACGGCTTGCCACTCGACCAGCCCGTTGAGGGTGTGGAGGACTGGGAGGAAGATTCCCCGACAAAAGGTGAACACAACCTGCTCTATCTGCGGGCGTTCGATGAATCGGTGCTCACTGTAAAGGAGCGGGAGACCGACATCAGTTCTCCCCGCTACTCCCAGCCCACCATCTACACCGTTAATTTCCAAGATGTCAGTGCCACCAGCTTGCAAGCCACTGAAATTGTGACGCGGGATGTCCACTGGACACGAGCGATCCATGTCGCAGACGGTCGCGTGGTGTCGGAGGTTTACGGGACCCCGCGAATGCAGGCGGTCTACAATCGTCTGCTGGACATCCGCAAAATACTCAGCGGCTCGGCAGAGATGTTCTGGAAGGGGGCCTTCCCCGGCTTCTCGTTCGAAGTGAACCCGGAGCTGGCCGACCAAGGCATCCAGATCGACGCGACGGCCATGCGGGAAGAGTTCGAGGCCTATACCAACGGGCTCCAGCGGTACCTGGCACTGACCGGGCTGTCTGCCAAGTCACTGGCCCCGCAGGTGGTCGACCCCAGTGGGCACCTTGAAGCTCATCTGCGGGAGATTGCAGTCGCTCTATCCATTCCGTTCCGCATTCTGTTTGGCTCTGAACAGGCCCAGCTTGCCAGCAGCCAGGATGCTCGGACGTGGACCAAGCGGGTGCGGCGACGACAGACGAAGTATGTGGAGCCTAATATCATCCGCCCCTTTGTGAACCGCCTTGTAGCCATGGGTATCCTGCCGAAGCCCGCTGAGCTGCTGGTAGATTGGCCCGACCTTGCGGCACCGAGTGAAGCTGATAAGGCCCAGGTTGCTACAGTTCAGACACAGGCTTTGGCCGCCTATGTCGGTGGCGGTGTGGATCAGCTCATCCAGCCCGCATCCTATCTGACGCAGATCATGGGTATGGATCAGAACCAGGTGGATGAGATCCTTCAGGAATCGCAGGCAGAGGAACCGCTGCCAGAGGTGGACGAGAATGGCAACCCAATCCAGATGCCGGGTGGTGGTGCGGAGATGGAGACTGGCGCTGTGGCTCCGGGTGCTGGGATGCCTGTCGCCTTCAATGGGGCACAGGTACAGGCGGCGGCGCAGATCATCAAAGACGTCGCTGCGGGCGAGATGCCGCGTGAGTCAGGCATTGGGCAGCTCGAGGTTTTCTTCAACCTCACACCCGAACAGGCTGAGCGCGTTATGGGCACGGCGGGGACGAATGTGCCAGTAAAGGCGAACCCGGGATTGGAAGAAGAAGAGCCCCCAGTCCCGCCTAAGGGGAAGCCCACTACCTTGTCAGCAGGAGGACCCCCCCGCCCTTTCGCCATTGACAACTTCGACCCCAACCAGCCGCGAGATGAACAAGGCAGGTGGGTTGATGAGGGAGGAGGTGAACTGGTTCGGGACGAGAAGGGCAGGATAACCTTAGCCGGCGGGAAACCTCTCCCACCACATCTGTCGAAGATCCGCATCCCGCCAGCCTGGACGAATGTTCGGGTCAACCTAGATCCGAACGCGGATCTGCTGGTGAAGGGCACAGATGCGAAGGGGCGCGTGCAACCCATCTATGCTGAGTCACACCACGCGCGCCAGGCGCAAGCCAAGTTCGAGCGTGTCAAGCTTCTGGATCAGCTCGATCGCAAGGTTGAAAGTAAGGCCAACAAAGACAAGAGTGAAGAGGCGGCGGTTCTGCGACTAGTTCGCCATACGGGCATCCGGCCCGGTTCGGATTCTGATACGGGCGCTGAAAAGCAAGCCTACGGCGCCACTACGCTCGAAGGTCGCCACGTGAAGAAAGGTGGGGCCGAGCTTCACTTCGTTGGCAAGAAGGGTGTTGATCTGAAGATCCCCGTGAAGGACCCGGAGCTGGTAAAGGAGTTGAAAGCTAGAGCGGAACGGGCGGGGCCAAAGGGCAGGTTGTTTGACACGGACGATAGTAAGTTGCGGACATATGTTAAGAGCATCGTGGACCGCGACTTCAAACCGAAGGACTTCCGAACGCTTAAGGCAACGCGAATGGCAATGGACCTGGTAGAGAAAGGCGCCGTGCCCAAGACTGAAAAGGAGTACAAGCGGGCGGTGCGTGAGGTAGCGAAGAAGGTGAGTGCGGCACTGGGGAATACACCGACCATCGCGTTGAAGTCGTACATCAACCCGGCGGTCTTTACCAAGTGGAGAAAGGTATGAGCAGGTGGCCTACAATTTACGTCGGACAGCCGGACGAGCCTGATGTCGTAGCGGATGCAGACGACGATCCCGACGACGAGGATACCGGCCCCGCATCCCCTGACGTTGTTCTGCTGCTGGGCTTCGATCCAGACGAAGAGGACGAGGAGGACGAGGAGAACAAAGATGCTGACGGCAGTCAGCACTCCTAAGGGCAAGCGACGCCGCAACCCCCTACGGTTCGACCCTAGTCGTACTGGTCTGATCCGCAGGCAGTTCAGTGCTGAGCTGATCCGCAGGTTCGAACGGATCCGGTCTGCCGTGTGGCAGCTCGTTGCCAAGCAGGACGTCTTCGGGCTGGTGCAGCCTGAGCCGCCGACCATTCTGTATGATCCATCACAACCAAGAGTACCTGCTGGGTCTCCTGAGGGTGGGCAGTGGATCAGCGGTGCGATGACTGCTGTCCCGGAACCATTTCGCAGTGAGTTGACAGTCAGGGTGATGAAAACTGGTCGGGGGTCAATGCGGGTGGGGAGAGAGATTCGGATCGAACCGGAGCTTTTCACCAAAGGCAAGAAGGCGGTGGAGCATGATATCTTCCATGAGGTGGGGCACTTCATGTCCAGCCGATTGACCAAGGCTGCCCGGGAGGAAGCAGAGCAGTATGCTGGGAAGATCAAGACGCCAGTCACTGAGAAGTATCGGCGGTATCTTGAAGAGCAGTCAATGGCCGGCATCTTTTCTGCTTCGCTCGATCGCAAGATGTCGGACGAGCAGTTGGCTGAAATGTTCCGGCAGCACCTTCAGGAGGGGAAGCATCGCAGTTTGGTAAAGCGATTGAAGTTCACAGAGAGTGCTGGGGAGATGCCAGCCCCCCGGCCCTACAAGAAGGGGGAGAAGGTACAAAGGATCTTTGGGGGCGAGAAGCAAACCGGAACGGTCTCAGCGGTGCAGGTACACAAGCCTACGGGCAGGCAATACATCAAGCTGAAGGGGGACAAGAAGTGGCACCCATTCGATTGGTGGAACCCGGTTGAGAACTTCGACCCCAACCAGCCACGCGATGAGCAGGGCAGGTGGACGGATGAAGGGGGAGGTGGAGGGGTGTCGGTTCCCACTATGGCCCCTGCTGATCGTTCCGCGGTGGGGCCTCCCAAGTGGAGCATTGCAGTAGGTAGGACACATCAGAGATATATCCGCCAATTTCAAGATGTCCTTGATCGTGCTGGCTTCTTAGACAGAAAGCATCCTCTGTGGTTCAGAGATGGGCAGACTGGGCAAGGAGCGGAAGCCAATTATCGTCGTGGGCAGGCATATGAAAATGCTCCGGACTCAACGCCGGGTATCGTTCTTGCTCGCCGCCTTGGAAGTAGCGACACTATTCTACATGAATATGGTCACCACGTTGATTGGATAATGGGCGGGGCCCAATATCTACGCTATTCGGAGGAACAAGAGCGGGGGGTGTACTGGTCGGATCGGAGGCTTCCTGAGTGGATTCAGTTTAAGGGGCAAGTGGAATCTGAGAACAGGAAGATGTGCCGTGAGATAATGGCAGATGCCTTTCTGCATTATGTCACAAAGGGCACGACGAGCGGGTTGTGGGTAGGGGGATTGAAACAAGGAAAGACTCAGGAAGAATTTCACACCTGGCTCGACGCAGAGTTTGCAAAGGCCAGAGATTTATTCACAACCAACGTCGTCACCAACGCCCCCGGCCCCAAGGCGTTCCAGTTCAAGACCAAGGACGAGAAGCTCAAGTCGTTCAACAGGTGGTTCGCCGATCTGGTCAACCAAGGCATTCTGGAAGTGGATCGCACTACGCGACCATGGCTTGCCAAGTATGTGGAATCAGCCTACAAGAAAGGTGCCATCCGTTCCTACCTGGAGGCCCACAAGAAGGAACTGGGTCGCACCGCGGATTTCTACGCGGGCACGCGCGAGCAGTTTCTTCGGTCAGCCTTTGAGACGCCAGAGCGAATGAGCAAGCTCAAGCTCCTGGGCACGCGCGCATTCGAAGAGCTGAAGGGCATTTCCGCAGAGATGTCCAGGCAGATGTCCCGCGTACTGGCAGACGGCATGGCACACGGCAAGGGCCCCTACGAAATTGCCCGCACGATGTCCAATACCATCACGGGTATCGAGCGCAAGCGGGCGAAGGTGCTCGCCAGAACAGAAATCATTCATGCTCATGCTGAGGGCCAGCTGGATGGCTACGAAGAGATGGGTGTGGAGGAGGTATCGGTGGACGTGGAATGGAGCACGGCAGGGGACGACTTGGTTTGTGAATTATGCGATGAGATGGAAGGCGAGGTCTTTACGATTGACGAGGCGCGCGGGCTGATCCCGAAGCATCCAAACTGTCGTTGCGCTTGGAAGCCACACCTTCAGAAGTTGAAGAGAGGTAAGTGATGAGCGAATTGAAAATCCACCAGCCCAAGGAGCCTAAGGAACACCGCTTGGCGCGGGAGTTCGTTCACTTGTGCGAACTGTTCCAGCAGATGGGCGAACAGCTCAAGATCCTGTCCACCATGCTCACTCCATTGATTGAGAAGGAACAGGATGAGTCGCCAGACGATAAAGCGTAAGGATTGGCAGATCACAGACGGCACTTGGTTGGCCTCCCTGCTATCGCAGATTCAATTGCGGGGAATGTACGGGAGGATAACCATCTTCTTTGAAGCCGGACAGATCGTGCGGGTAGTCAAAGAGGAGAGTCTGTTACCACCGCAGGATAAGGTGCCACCATGAAACGCCATCAGCCCCGCATCCGCATACGCCCCCGCCCGCGCGGGGGGCACAAGCCGAACGACTTCTTCCTCCATGACCTGCCCAACCCCCCAGAACAAGCCGGGGACCTGCGGTGAATGTGTCTACTATTCACGGAATCAGGCGACGTCCTTTGGGCAGTGCGACCGGTGCTATCAAGACCGGCGGGTGAAAGGAACGGATCCTGCTTGTCCTGCGGGGGAGAAAAAGCGGATGAAATTAATCCGATAATGGTAGGAATCGTCTTTACATGCGGAAATGCTCGTAATACAATTCCGGCGAATTGAGTACCTGACGACAGGGCTCCAACAGGGGCCCTTTTGTTTTGGAGCCAGTTATGGTTGCCAACAAGATAGTGAAACAGGGCGACAAGTGGTATGTGAAGTCTGAGGACGGTTCAAAGAATCTGGGAGGCCCATACGACACAGAGGAGGAGGCAAAGAAGCGGCTCCAGCAGGTCGAGTATTTCAAGCACAATTCCTTTCGGGCGGTCACGACGAACATCAGCAAGGTCCAGGTCCGGCATGAAACCATGGAAGGTACGGACTACCTGGTGGTGCCGATGGTGATGCTGACCGAAGGCGTCCATTCGGGCTCCAACGGGCCGCTCTACTACCCGCCTGAGGAACTGGGCAAGACCCCGGTTGTTTGGAACCATAAGCCCATTGTCGTCTACCATCCGACGATGGAGGGGCAGGCGATCTCCGCTTGTGACCCGGACGTCATCAACACTCAAAAGGTCGGCGTGATCATGGGGGCGGAATACACTGCCGGTAAACTGAAGGCAGAAGCGTGGCTGAACCCGAAGCGGTTGAAGGAGGTGGACAGCCGCATCCTGACAGCCATCGAAGCCGGACAGCCAATGGAGATCAGCACCGGCCTCTTCACAGACAACGATGCGGAGGAGGGGGAATGGAATGGGGAGAAGTATGTAGCAATCGCCCGAAACTTCCGGCCGGATCACTTGGCCATCCTGCCGGATCAGAAGGGTGCCTGCTCCCTAGCCGACGGTGCCGGTCTGCTCCGCAACCAGCAGATCGGCCCGTCCGGCCAGGCCCTCTACGCCCAGCGAGTTCTGCAAGTGGCGGCAGAACTGGTCGCCAATGAGCTGAGCATGGGAGAGATTCAGAATCAATTGGCCGGTCTGATACAGAAGAAGCTGGGGGATTCGGCGCTCGGTATCAATTCGCCTTGGGTGGTGGATCTGTACGACGACCGCTGTGTCTATTCGGTGGGCTCCAAAATTTACGAGCAGGCATACACCAGAAACGGGGATAAGGTCACACTGACGGGTTCGCCGACTGAGGTAGTCAGGGTGATGACATACAAACCTGCCGCCGCGTTGGCGGCTAATCGACGAAAGGAAAGCATCATGGATAAGAAGAAAGCGGTGGACGCTCTGATCGCCAATAAGGCGTCCGTGTGGGAAGAGGAGGATCGGGACCATCTGATGTCCCTATCCGAAGAGCGCCTGCAAGTTCTTCTGGAGGCCAACCAGGCTAAGGCCCCAGATGACTTGACGGAAGAGGAAAAGGCCAAGTGGGACGAGATGGACGAAGAGCAGCGTCTTGCCTGGCTGGCGAAGCGCGGGAAGAAGACTCCCCCTCAGTTCGCCAAGAACGAAGAGGGTGAGGAGACGCCGTCGGAACCGGAAGAGGAGACCGAGCCCAAGACGGCGGAGGAATACATTGCCAAGGCTCCGGAAGGCATTCGGGACATGCTGGAGGCGGGCCTGGCCGCGCACAACGCCGAGAAGGACAAGCTGATCACGACCATTACTTCGAACAAGGCTTGCACCTTCACCAAGGAGCAGCTCCGTGCGAAGCCGCTGGCGGAGCTGAAGGCAATTGCGTCGTTGGCAGTCCAGCCAAAGAAGCCGACTGCCAACTACGCCGGACAGGCGGATACGCCTGATGTGACAACGAACACCGAGGAGCCGCTGGTGGCTCCAGTGTTGACGTTTGATTAGAAGAGATCGGGCGACCGAGTAACGGAGCCCGGCACAAGGAGAATCAAGAATGGCTGCGAACACGATTCAACTCAAGGGCGACTTCCGTCTGGAAGAGGCTCTCGCGAGCGGGACGATCTACCCCGGGATGCTTCTGGAGGTCACGTCGGCGACGGCTCACACCGTCCGGGTGCATTCGACCGAAGGCGGTGAGGCCGAACGCATTGTCGCGGTGGAGGATGCGTTGCAGGGCAAGACCATCAACGACGCCTACTCCTCCGCGAGCAAGCTTCAGTATCATGTCTGTGCCCCGGGCTCGGAGGTGCGAATGTTTTACGGCGCACTCTGCTCGGCGATCAGCAAGGGCACGAAACTGATTTCCGATGGCTTGGGCCACCTGATTCCGGTGGCGGACTTGTCCACTTCCACTCTGGAGACGAACATCATCGCCGTTGCCTTGGAGGCAGTCGCGTCGCCGGGCAGTACCCCGGCGTTGTTCACTGTGCGCCTGCTGTAGGCGCTGGGTCTGGCTAGACCAGAACTGGTATAGGAGATAAGCAATGGATTTCATTCTCAATGGTCAAGCGCATGGCTCGGTGGCCGCCCAGCTCATGCAGGCGAATTTCGACGTGAACGCATTGCGGCCGTATGTGGGTGCCGATGGGCGAACCTACATCACGATCAACGAAGACGGCAAATCCAAAGCCATTCCGCTTATCAACGCCACGGCGACCTTGCGGAAGGACGAGTGGATTCAGCTGGACACGGCGGTCGTTAAGGCCGCCAAGCCCAGGCTGAAGGCGGTTGGTGATCTGCGATCGAGAGGACTGGTCTACAATATCCCGAACGGGATGGGCAAGACCGTCCTTCAGACTGAGACGCAGAGCGACATCAGCGCAGCCGTCGTGAGCATGGACGGCTTGCGGCAGAGCGAACGCGATCGGCCCGTCTACGAGCTGACCAACCTCCCGCTGCCGATTATCCACAAGGACTTCAGCTTCTCCGCTCGCCAGGTGGCGACCAGCCGCAGCGGCGGCAGCCCCCTGGACACGACCACGGCTGAGCTGGCGGCTCGGCGCGTGGCGGAAATGGCTGAGCAGCTCTTGCTTGGTGTGGCCAGCTCGTACACCTTCGGTGGCGGCACGATCTACGGTTACTCCAACTACACGGGCCGCCTGCTCAAGACGATTACGGCGCCTGATGCTTCGGGTTGGACGCCGGCGACGCTGGTGCAGGAAGTGCTGGAGATGCGCAAGCAGAGCACGGACGACTACCACTACGGGCCGTGGATGCTCTACTGCGCGCCAGCCTGGGACGTCCACCTGGATGACGATTACAGCCCCGCGAAGGGGGACAACACCCTCCGCGAGCGGTTGGCGAAGATCCAGGGCATTGAAGGTGTGGAAACGCTCGATTACTTGGAGAACTATGACATCCTGCTCGTGCAGATGACCTCGGACGTGGTCCGGGAAGTCATCGGCATGGACATCACGACCCTGCAATGGGAGACACAGGGCGGGATGCAGTTGAACTTCAAGGTGATGGCGATTCTGGTGCCGCAGCTCCGGTGCGACCAGAATTCGAACACGGGCATCGTCCACGCTTCGACGGCGTGATCCGCCCTCGTCTGATTGGAGCAGCCCGGAGGATCGTCCTCCTGCCTTCGGGCTGCCCAATCTAGTGCAAAGAAGGCAAGAGCAGGAAAGGAAAAGAGATGTTCAAGTTCAAGGTGTTGACGGGTAGTTTCGTACACGATGGTCGCCAGTATCGGCGGAATGACATCGTTGAGACTTGTGTGGAGTTGGACAAGATCTTCAAGAATGCCTTCGAGCGACTTGAGTCTCCAACTCCACCCAAGTCGATTCCTCCGCCCGTGATCCCGACCGCCGCACCGCCAGCCGAGGCCCCTGTTGGGGTTGATGTGACCGCCAACTTCAAGGGTGCCAAAGAGGCGAATGTTCAGGTGCGGGAAGTGAATGGTGCCTATTTCGTGTACGACGTGGAACACTTGGGAGAGGCCTTGAACCCGGCACCGCTCCAGAAGAGCAAGGTGCTTTCGTTCATTCGCACACTGGGATGAACCATGTCGTTCGATGCTTGGTGCCCGGAGCCGATATGGGAGGGGCAGGACGCCTACATCATCGGCGGCGGCCCTTCCCTTCGCTCCTTTGACTGGGAGTGTCTACGGGGGCGGAATACCATTGGCTGCAATTCTGCCTACCTGCTAGGCCCGGATATCTGCAAGGTGATCTTCTTCTGCGACCGCTCGTTCTTTTCGCGGTACTGGAGGCAATTGCAGGCGTTCAAGGGTTTGGTGGTGACGAATTGTCAGCCGCTCGCCAACCTTCGGTTGCCTTGGTTGAAGGTGATGCGGCGTCAAACTCGCGGGCTCTCCAAGGGCGATACCATAGCCCTGAGCTTCTCAGCCGGTACGGGCGCTGCGAATCTGGCGCTCTCGATGGGGGCTCGGAGGGTGTTCCTGCTGGGCATGGATTGCCAGGCGGGTGAAGGCGAGCGTCCAAACTGGCACGATCAGCCGGAGAAGCCAGTCATCCGCAAGGCCATCTATGACCGTTTCGCTTGGGGCTGGGAGTTTGTGGCAAGGGCCTTGCCTAACGTGTTCCCCGGACGGGAAATCATTCAGGTTTCAGATGTAGTGAAGAACAGCCCGTTCCCGATCGAATCCGTGCGGCAGCACTTTGGAGTTCACCATGGCTGCGAGAGTGTCGGCGGCGGAAGTCCAGTCCATCATTGAGGTGGACACCAATATAGCAGACATTACGCCGTTCATTACGGTGGCGAACCTGCTGGTGGATCAAGTCTGTCTGGATTCGGGCTATACGGACGAACTGCTGAAGGAGATTGAGCGATGGCTGGCGGCCCACTTCTATGCGATTCGGGACCCGAGGTTCCAGTCGCAGGGAGCCGGCGGAGCATCAGCCAGCTTCCAGGGTCAAACAGGGATGATGTTGGAGGCGACGTCTTACGGCCAGCAGGCCATGATACTCGACGTGGAGGGCAATCTAGCGGTACTCAACGAGAACATTCAGCGGGGATTGAAGCCTACCGTTTCGGTCAGCTGGTTAGGAACGGAGTTAGAGTGATGAAGAACGACCTTTGGAAATGGGTGGCCGGCGTGCTCATAGGAGTTGGGACGACCAGTATAGGCACTCAGATTGCATGGTTTGTTGCGTTTGAAAAGGACGCAGTGACCCGACAGGAGCATCAAGCCAACCTCCAGCAGCTCGACCAGCGGGTCACTGTGGCAGATGGTGTCCTCCGTTCCGAATTGCGAGACCTGTCTGCCGAGGTAAAAGGAATCCAGACAGAAGTTCGCGGCTTGATGGATTCCCTGCGGGCCGATCTGGCCCGCTTCGAGAAGGAGAGCACTTCCCATCGGCAGATGCTATCGACGAAGCTGGACATGCTGATTCAGCTAATGAACGAGAAGCATCCGCCGGGGAAATAGGAACGTACCATGTCACTGACAGAGCGATACGTTCGAGCAGACGCGGCAGGCGGCGGCGACGGGACCACCGACGCCAACAGCGGCGCTCATGGAGCATTCACGCTGGCCGAAGCCTTCGCTGATCTCAATACGCCAAGGGAGGGCTACCGCTACAATGTGAAGAAGGGGAATTATTCAACCGCCGGCGTAACGCTCACAGGCGACGGCACACCGGCTTCGCCGAATGTCTTTGAGGGGTTTGTCAATACGCCGGGGGACCTGAGATCGCAGACAAGAGCGAACGGCGTCTCTCCATGGGATACAACGAACTGGCCGGTCATCACCTTTGATGCATCAACACGATTGGACTCGACTGGTTCTAATTACCTAGTCTGGTCCTGCATCAAGTTCGTGTCAGGAGGTACGGGATACTCAGGAGCGTTTCTATACGCCAGCGATAAGACTGTCTTTCTTCGGGTGGTGGTGACGAATCCAAGCACCAATGTGAACGCCGGCTGTATCTATGGGGGCGCTCTGGCCTTTGATTGCGACGTGTTCATGACAGGTGCGTCTGGCGGTCTGTTTGGCATTGCCGCTTGTTCTCGCGTGATTATGTGCCACGTGGACATTGCTAACAGCAATACGTCAATCCAGGGGCTTCGGCTAGGCTCGAATGCGCTGGTTGCCTTCACTCGGATTGTGCGATGTGCTGGCATTGGGATAGATGGTCTTTCGGCGACCGCTGCTCAGCAGTACACGGTTTTATTCTGCACCATTCCTCAGGGCGTTACAGGTATCCGAGTTGGGAATGTGGCCTATACGGGCATCAATATCTTCATTGGCAACCTGATTGCCAATATGACCGGATACGCCTTTGATTCCCAGTATGTGGACACGGCGGACTTGGCAGCGGTATTCGCAAACAACCGTGTGAGAGACAATTCCAGTGGAACACAGAGGGGTTTCACCAATTGGTATCAAGGTACCGTTCTGGGTGAAGTATCTACGGACGACTCAGATGCGAACGAGTTTGTGAATCTGGCAGGACAGGATGTTCGCTTGAAATCCGGATCACTTGCCAAGGGAGTCGGTGGGGCCGGATCGATGGACATTGGTGGGGTGCAGCGTGCAGAGCCAACGCTTCCCGCTGCCGGGGACGTGCAAGAAGGCGTCACCTATGGGGACGGCGGTACGGAGATTGAAGGTACCTTTGAATCGCCCGCTGAAGCCGATGTGAAGAAGGACGTTGAGTATGGTAACTCGGCGGAATTCACAGGCACTTATGATCCTATGTCTAGTGCCGTGTTCCCTCCGGAGGCGGACGTATTAGATAGCGCCAATGCTTACGGACCCACGGGGGAGGACTATGAGGGTCGCTACCATGCACCCGACGCGGCAGAAGTCATCAGCACCGCATCTTATGGAGTTGATTCCGAAAGCAACGGCACTTATGTCATAGTGGCGGCCGCCAATGTTTTGGATACTGTGACCTTTGGTCCCAACTCTGCCACGCAAGGGGCATATCACGCGCCGGAAGCGAGCGAGGTAGTGGACACGGCGGTCTTTGGTCCCAACTCTGCCACGCAAGGCACAGTGGCTTTGCCGGCCCCCTCGAACGTCTGCCTTGGTGTATTTTATGGTGCAGGCGGCAACGAGTTTGAAGGTGAGCATGAATGTGACCTACCAGTGGAGGAGGACGTGCGGGAGGGCGTGCAGTATGACAATGGACAGGCAGAGGGGAATTTGGTCTTGCCGGCTGAGGAAGATGTGAAGGCTTCAGTGCAATACGGAGCCAATGGGACAGAACTGACAGGCACCTTGGTTGCCGCTATGCCTTGGGTGGGTGACCGGCACGGAGGATTGCGGTAATGCTCATCAAGAACGGACAAACCGATGTCATCACCTACTTCGTATTGCGGGACGCTACGACCCACGCACCGAAGACAGACGTGGTCATCACGGACATCGACATCTACTATGTGAAGGAGGGGGCAGAGATCAGTGCCAAGGCAGACTTAACTCCTCATGCCGCTGCGAACGATGCTCACTCGGACAACAAGGGGATCCATGTAGGCAAAGGTCTGTATCGAATTGACTGGCCGGATGCGGCGTTTCAGGGCGGGGTGGGCAAGAAGGTCTACCTAATAGTTGAATGCACAGGTGTAGACACGGTCTATCTGGAAGTGGAACTGTCTGCTCCTGTGAATACCGTTTCCCTTGGTGGTACCGACCAGACCGGCAGGGACATTGGTGCCAGTGTCCTCCTGTCTCCGGGTACGGGGACAGGGCAGATTAGTCTGTCCAGTGGAGCGGTTACTGTTGGCACGAACAATGACAAGACGGGATATGGCCTGGCGGATTCGGCGATCACAAGTGCCAAGTTCGCCGCGAACGCCATTTCGGCAGCCGCCTTGAATGCCGATGCCATAACGGCCATCCAGAATGGGCTGGCAATGGCATCCGAGCTTGCCAAGGTACCGAAGAGCGACGGGGCGGTTGGTTGGAATTCGACGGCACTCGGGCAAATCGGTACCACGGCTGAAAATGCTTGTGCCGATGCCATAAGCAACTATGATCCCCCAACCAATGCGGAGATGGAAGCCCGTACATTGGCGGCGGCTTCCTATGCTACCGCAACGGAACTCGCCAAGGTACCGAAGAGTGATGGTTCCGCCACTTGGAATGCCACAGCCCTTGCCTCGATTCAGGCGGGGGCGGCAGCAGCCTTGACAGCATATGATCCCCCAACCAATACAGAGATGGAAGCCCGCACGCTGGCGGCCGCGTCCTACGCGACAGCCTCCGAACTTGCCAAGGTACCGAAGAGTGATGGTGCAGTTGGTTGGAACTCAACTGCTCTCGCACAGATTGCCAACACAGCGGAGAATAGTTGCGCCAATGCCTTGCTCGATTATGACCCACCCACCAATGCTGAGATGGAAGCCCGCACGCTGGCGGCCAGCAACTACGCCACGGCATCAGCTTTGGCAGCGGTGGATACCATTGTGGATGCTGTGAAGCTTGTGACCGATAAGCTGGACAGCATGATTGAGGAGATCTCATAGTGGCGTACCGCTTCAAAGCCCGTTCGACGACGCCCGGTGATCCTGCTCTGAAGGCGGCAGCATTGGCGGTGGTGGCAGGCTATCCGCTAGAGGCGGATGTTCAGTCAGGTGTCTACTACGGGACGAGCGGCACGGAATTCCTAGGGGAATTCATAGCAGGCGCGGGTACTGTGCCCGATCCTAGTGATGTGCGGGAAGGGGTGGAGGTAGGATACACCGAGGGGACGCTGGTGGTTCCCTCTACAGAAGACGTTCGGGTGGGGATTGGCTATGGAGCGGCGGGAACCGAGTTCACGGGCACCTATGGGCTCGCGCGTGTGACGCATGGGCAGATTCTGGAATCCCGCACCTTGCGGCAAACGGCGGTCTACTGGCCGCCCTCCACAGAGATCGATGCTCACGGCGTTCCGATCTTGTCTACGCCACAGCAGATTCGTTGTCGTTGGGAGGACACTCAGGAGGAGTTCATTCAACCCGATGGCGAAAAGGGCGTGAGTCGGGCAAAGGTGTTCCTCATTGTGGACTTGGAATTAGGAGGGATGCTGTGGCTCGGCACCTTGGAAGAGGCCACCGCCCCGGGCTTCCCTGCCGATCCCCGTGAGGCTGGAGCACTCAACATTCGTTCGGTCTCGAAGATGCCTACGCTCAAGGCAGAACAATATGTCCGTGTGGTGTACCTCTAATGGCTGAGATGTCCTCCATCAAGGGTCTTGCCAAGCTTCAGCAGAAGCTTAAGGCGCAGACTGCCCAGAACGTGAAGAAGCTGGCGAGAGGGCTATATCGAGCAGGACGGCACTTGCAGGCATGCAGCATGGACATCGTGCCAGTGGATACGGGAAACCTGAAGAATTCAGCAGATACGTCCCCACCAAAGATTGCGGGCACAACGGTGCAGGTGAGGGTATACTACACCGCCAACTATGCTCTGTATGTTCATGAGAACTTGAATGCGAGACACAAGCCCGGGAAGCAAGCGAAGTTCTTAGAGGGACCGGCTCGCACCGAGCAGGTACAGATGAAGCGGATTGTGAATGAGGCCATGAGATGACGCATAGCCCAGCGACAGTCATAGCCGAATACCTGCTGACGGAGTCCCTTAGTTCCATTGAGGCCCCGCCCTTTGTTGTGCCTGCTCCGTCAACGGATTGGTGTCTGTACATCTCCCTGCTCCCCGAAACGAATCCCGCACGCGCGGGGGCGGTCTACGATACCACGCCGCAACGGTTGCGTCGGTTGCTATCGGGTGAGGAATTGTGGGCACACGGCATCCAGATCAAGATTCGTTCGAGCGATTACCCAAGCGGTTGGGACAAGGGGGAAGAGGTGGTAGCATTGTTGAACACCATTAATCGTTCACTGGTCTTCCTGTCCCCGGCCTCCTACGAAATTGAGTACTTCTCCCAGACGAGCCGCCTCTTGTCTTTGGGACAGGATGCACAGCGCCGGCACGAGTTTGCAATCAACGGGATGTGTGTTATAAGCCAGATCACCTGACGTAAGGAGAAATAGCATGGCAAGCGGTGACGAAGGGATCAGCGGGTTCGGGACGACTGTTTCGGGTGCTTCGACAGGGACCTTGGGTCGTCTTATCCGCGTGTCTGTTGGGTCTATGGAAGCCAACGACATCGACGTATCTTCCATGGACAGCCCGAACAGGTGGCGAGAGTTCATTGCCGGTATGAAGAATGCCGGCGAGATCCGATTGGACATCCTCTACGATGAGGACGAAGTCGAGGCGGCACTGGATGCGCTGGGTTCCGACAACGAAACATGGACCATCACGTTCCCGGATACAGCGAAGTTCGTCTGTGATGGGTATGTGAAGTCTGTGGGTCCCATCGACGCGCCAATGGACGACAAGATGGCGATGAGCATTGGGATCAAGCTGTCGGGCGAGCCCACCTACACCCCGCCGGCATAATGGCCGTAGCGAACGGCTGAAAGGAGAAGGTACATGTCGAAGGTGCTGACGAAGATGGAGATCCTGAGCGCCCAGGATCTCAAGCAGGAAACGGTTCCTGTCCCTGAGTGGTCCCCGGATGGCGTGGTGATTGTTCGGGAAGCCACCGCTCTGGAACGGGACGCCTATGAGGAAAGCCTGCTCCGCCCGACACTGAACAAGAGGGGCGAGCGGGCAGAACTGAAGACGGACTTCCGGAATTCCAAAGCACGCTTGGTGGTGAAGTGCATTATCGACGAGCGGGGCGATCGCATCTTTCAAGACGAAGACGCGGAAGCACTGGGCCGGAAGTCTGCCGCTGTGATCGATCGCATCTTCCAGGTAGTCCGGCGGCTATCCGGCATGACGCTGGAAAGTAAACAGGAGATCGAGGGAAACTCAGACGGCGCCCAGAACGAGTCTTCGCCTTCAAGTTAGCCGGCCATCTGGGTATGCCGGTCTGCGAATTATTGCGGAGAATGCCGGCTTCGGAGTTCACGGAATGGCTGGTGATCGACGAGAAGTTCGATCCCTTTGGGTCTGTACGCGAAGACTTGCGTGCAGGCATGATCGCCAGCCCATTGCTCAATATCCAATTGGCAAAGGGCAGTCCGCGCACCAAGCCTACGGATTGGATTCTGGACTTGCGTCCGGTCCAACCCATGACCGATGCTCAGATGCAAAAGGTCTTCAAGGCGCTGGCGGAAGGATACAAGAGATCCAAACGACCGGTGCAGGAACAGAGGTCGAAGAAGGAACGACGGCCGCCTCCTACGGATCGTCCTAATCGCAGACGGAGACCGCAATGACAACCATTGAAGAACTGCTGGTTGTTCTCAAAGGCGACGCGAGGGAATTCGACCGAGCAGCCAATGAAGGCGTGCGGCTCCTCACGGATCTGGACCAGTCTGCTCAGAAGGCTACCAAGCGATTGGATGACGTCTGGGCAGCCTGGTCCCATCCACAATCGGCAGCGGACTTCATGCGCAATGAAATGGCGCTGCAACAAGCAATGCAGGATGCCATGATAGAGGGCGAGAAGCAACTTCTACGAGACAAGCTGGCCCGCATGGAAGAGGAATCTGCTGCCGAATATGAAAAGGCGGAGGAAATGGCGGCGGCGGAAGAGGCCCGCATTTCTGCCCAGCAGAACGACATGGCCACCTTCCAGTCATGGCGTGTCGCTGAGCAGCAAAAGGAGATGCAGCAGACACAGATTCTGGACAACGCCATTTTCAATATGACCCACAGTGGGTATGAGCGGCGCCTGCGGGACATGCAGCAATACTACGCTCGCCAGCGGGCAGAACACGCTGGAAATCTGGAGAATCTGAAGAAGCTCGATCAGCTGTACTTCTTGGAATGGCGTGAGCTTGAGCGGGTGCAGGAGGAACACCAACGAAGGATGCTGCTCGCTCGACGAGGTCCTTTGATGCTGGCCGCAAGAACAATCCTGCCACAAGTCACATTCCTAGCGGGCGGCCAGATTGGCATGATGGGCATGATGATGTCGCAGGGCTTCGCGCTGGGTGGCCTCATGGCCGGTGTTATAGCAGCGGGCGCCATCATCAAAGAAATGGTAGGCCACTACAAAGCCTTCAAGGCACTCCAGAAAGACATATGGGACTATGCCGAGAAGACAGAAAAGTCCTATGCCCATCAGCGGGAATCCATCCGCGAGACAACCGGCCTTGGGAATAAACTGCGGGCACAGGCGCAGGAAATACAGGCGCGGGCGGACGAAATGGCCAAGCGGGCCAAGGAGGCGCAGTTCGGCACCGGCGGATTCAGTTCAGTATGGGCGGTAGCCAAAGCCGCAATGTGGACAATATCCAGCGGCCAGGCGATGTGGCCCGAGGTAGAGCTGGGCTTGCAAGAAGCCACCCGGTTGGAGGAGGAAGCCAAGAAGCTGCGGGAAATGGCTGCACTGGAAACAGAACTTCTGTGGGAAACGACTCAAAGGAAGATGTGGGTCGCCGAGCGATCGGCTGAAATACAAGGCATGGAGGAGGGGACCGAGAAGCGGCGTGCGAGTCTGGAATTGCAGATTCGAAGCCGCCTCGAAGACGTTCGCGCTCGGGTTGATGAAGAGCTTCGCTTGTTGGCAGTCTTCGGTGCTACCGAAGAGGAAATGGCGGAAGCCAGTGCAAGGGGAGCAATGGAGATCGCCAGTGTAGAACGGCAGATCTATACAATGCTGGCGAACTTCCAACGGGATGAAGCTCGGCGGGCTGCTGAGGAGCCAGACAGACGCTTCAAGGCGTTGAATGCAAAGGGAACAGAGTATCTAAACCGTATCGCGGTAGCCAAGGGGCGCTTGACGCAAACGGATGTGGCTTGGATGGCTATCGCAGAGGAACTGCGGGAGCAGTGGAACGCCACCAATGAGGAACTCGATACCTACCATCGACTCTTCCGAACGGCTGTTCAAGCGGAGGCAAACAAGATCATCGAAGACAACATCAAGTCTGTGCGAATCGAAATCCAACTGCTCAAAGGTGAAATCACGGAGGCCGATGCCGCCCTTCAGCATTCGCTCATGGCGCACCCAGAAGCTGGCACCGATCGCGTGAAGGAACTTCATGCCCTTCAGCAGCAGGCTGGTCTGATTCGTTGGGTCAAAGAAGAGCTGGCCAGCCTCTATCCGGAACGGATACTGGAGGAGTATACCAAGAGATTGTGGGAGGCTGTTCATGCGGGGCTCATGACCCAGGAGGAGGCAGCCAAACTCTGGGAATCGAAGCGGGCAAGCATCTTCGACAAGGACCAGCAGGGGTTAGCTAGAGATGCGGAATGGAAGAGCATGCGCGCATTGTATGTGGATTGGCGGGGGCTGACGGGAACTGATCGGCTGACATTGGCGGCGGAAGAAACCGCCAGGAACACTCGACCACTGCGCAATAAAGGACCGGAGCTGAACTGATGCCTACTGTGGTACTAGACACGATTGAAGGCGCAAGCGGCCGTCAGTGCTACGACGGGCACGGCATGAAGGCATGGGAGTTCCGCCGTGTGGCTATCGTATCCGGCATCACGGACCCGCCGGAAGGCATGGACATTCTGGCAGCGGCGGTGCAGGCTGTGGTGGGTGAAGTAGGCGACATCGGCTGGGGCACCTACCCGAATCATCCGGACGCCTACATACAAGAGTTTCAGCCAGAGGCGATCGACCAAGAGACGGTGAGGGTAACGATCCTCTACAAGGAGCTGCTATACTCCACCGCCCAGATTGAAGTGGGGACGTCACTCACACAAACGGAATCCAATCGGGATGCCTTTGGCAACGAAATCGTCCTCAATTACACCTACCCGGCGAACTACCCCATCGAAGAAAAGCGCGGCAAACCGGCGGACCCACAACACGGCATGTACCAGCGGCTCGTCCCGGAAACGACAGTCACTTTCCGCCGCACGGAATACCAATCCCCATTAGTCAAGTCCACTCAGTACACCGGCAAGACGAACCTCAATAATTTCATGGGGCTCCCTCCTGGCCGCTGGTTATGTACGGGCATTTCGGGGCTGAGCGATGATGCTGGGTTGACATGGAAGGTTGTGTACCAATTTCAATGCCGGGCGGATGGTTGGGATGAGCAGATCGTCTTCATCAATCCAGACACGGGCCGCCCGCCGGAAGGGCTAATCCTTGGTGTGGGCATAAAGACGCCGCAGCGGTATCTCCAGATCGACTTTGGCGGTTTGCAATTGTAGGAGAGAGGTATGCCTGTGCCCATTGACCGACTGCAAGGAGGCACACCAAGCGCTCGTCGCAAGCTCAATCAGACGGTAGACAAAGCCAACCGCCTGCTCACCATCACCGGCGATTCGTTTATCCGGGTGCATGATACCCCCATGGGCCTCTCCATCGGTCTGAATCTGGATTACCTGCTGGCCTACATTCCGAAGGTGCGAGGCGCAAGTGAATCTGTTCCTGCCGGAGTTCTGTTCGCGGTGAAGGTGAAATTGAAGGGTGGCTGGCCCGGCGGCAATGGACAGAACTGTGCCTTCGTTTACGACGTTTACCCAGCGAGTACAGTCTGGCCGTCGCAAGGGGATCCTCCAAGCGAAACCCGTCTGCTGGAGAATGCTCCACCGGAAACAGAGGTGATCCCGGGGGTGCGATACCAGTGGGTTCCTACGGATGGCGCACCTTGGGGCTGGGGTGTGGCGTTCAGAGATCCATCTGAAGAGGGTAGCCCCCTTTTGCTTTACCACGTGGCGGACGAGAGGCCGACGTCTCATGATTGCGAGTGCCCTTGATGTCCGATGATGCCTTGGCAATTCGCGGTGACGGTTTGTTGGTGCCGGGCTTCCCCACCTTCTACTCTGCTCTCGCCCTGCACCATCCGGGCAGCGGCTCCTGTTGTGAAGAGGGAGCCTGCTGCCTGCCAAACGGGGAATGCCGAGACAATATCAGTGAGGGGGATTGCACAGACTACAACGGCATCTGGTTCCCCGGAGGATCCTGCGATCAGAATCCATGCCTGGGACCTTGCTGCCTTCCGGATTACCCTAACGGGTCCACCTGCGAGATGCGGGGCAAGGCACAATGCCTAGCGGACAACGGAACATGGATGGGCTTTGGCAAGACCTGTTCTGACATCACTTGTCCGACGCTGCCCTGTGAACTGTGCATCGGTGGATTCATGCCCACCGCCTTGATGACCATCGAATGGATTCAGCCGGTGCAGAGCTGTTGTGGAACGTATGAGGTAGAGATGCTCGGCCCGACGTACCACCAGCACCTGTACGGAGAAGATTGCTGGCTGGCTGAATACCTGCCCAATGGCGAGCCGACTCAGCACCAAGCCCGTCGCCGGGTTTGCAATCAGTGGGTGCAGAACTGCCAAGATTGCCAGCCGAATTGGACCTATGACAGCCATGTGACAGAGGGCCTGGGGTTCTGGGCGCAAGACGGCCGCATCCGCTTTGGTTGGAATATGCTCTGGTATGGGTGCTGTACCTACACGGAGAATGCAGCGTTCGCCGAGTTTGATGTAGGACCAGATACGGCGCCTGTGGAATGTAATGGCGTCTGGGAGAAGGAGACCGTTATCGTCCCGGGCTCCTGCCCCCTTTCCTATTCCCCCTGTTGCTACTACATCGCAAAGGTGACTGTGGTTGTGGGTAACGGTGGTGGACGGGAAGGAGAGCAGTTTCTATTGAATCTCCGCAGTCAAATGGCTATCAAGCAGACTCATAGTAGGAACCGTAGTTCACAGATCGTGGTGCCAGATCGATCTCTGGTACTGCCATCCTCCGGTTGTGAAGGGTGCAAGGGACGAGGAAGAAAGGTGGCAGAGGCATGGCCAAGGGCGTTGTAGATTGCCCAGATGATGTACCGCACCGCCGCTTGGTACCAAAGGACAAGTGGTCGAAACTGGCGACTTGCCTGGCGTCAGTATGGGGTCCCGGCGATCCAGCCACAGCGAAGGTCCTTGTCTGCTCCGGGTGCGATCAGTGGCAAGTCTATGAACACCACCAATTAGGATGCCGGCAGTTGGAGGCTGGCAAACCATGTGTATACTCTAGCGCGTTGGAAGGCATGAAGCCTTGCCCATTGGGCAAGTGGTGAAGGAGATGAGCGATGCCCATTAACATCTTTGGTGGTGGTGCTGAAGCGATCGCACAGGTGGTAACGGTGACGGTCGATGCCCCGCCTAACCCCGGCGACGTCTACACCTTGACAGTGACCCTCGATGACGGCCAGACCCGTGAGGTGGAATATACAGCCACTACGGGCGACACGGAGGCAGACGTTCTGGGAGGCTTGGAAGCCTTGTGGAATGCCAACCGTGATCCGGCCTTCCTCGACATCACGGCGGAGGCAGATAGCTCCGTGCAATTGACATTGACGTCCGAGGTGGCGGGTGTCCCGTTCCATGTCTCGGCCAGTGCCAATACGGGGGCGGCGATCACAGCCATTGTGACGATTGCGAACAGCGGACCAAATGACTATGGCACTCCGGAGAACTGGTCCCTTGGGCGCATTCCGATCGCATCGGACGACGTGCAGATTGCTCCGGGTGCAAGCGCCATCCTCTATGGGTTGGACCAGAGTGAGGTGGTCCTCACGTCATTCAAGCGCTTGGCAGGGCACACCGCCCAGATCGGACGAGAAGGGCCGGCACCGCTGGGTGAGCACGGCGCTGCTCCGAGATGCTACCTGCGAATCAGGTGTACGGGTGTGGTGGAGATTCGTGGTGGGGGAACCTTTGTGGCCATTGACTTGGGTATCTCTCCAGTCTCTCCACTCATCGAACACCTTGGGTTGCCTGCCAGCAATCGAGATGCAGCCGTCTATCTGAAGGGGTCTGCCTTGAATACCCCGGAGATCCGGGCAGGCTACGTTCGATTGGAAACTCTCACGTTGACAGGTGACTTGTACGTCTCAGGCAATTCTCATGTCATCCTGAGTGATGACTGTGATTGCGAGCCGGTTGGTGGATCCACCTTAGCGATTGTAGGCCCCAACGCGAATGTCGTTGCCTATTGCAATGTGGATGACGTGGATATCCGCAAGGGTGCAACGTACCACCAGAGCAAGGGCGTCTGGAATGGCCTGCTCACTATGCACGATAACTGTGTCGTCATCGCTGATTCGGCAGACACCTATGGCGACGTGTTGGCTTGGGGCGGCACTCTGGTTACCGATCAGACGCCGGGTGCCAAGATCATCAATTCGATCGTGATCAATTCCGCTGAGTTCTCCTTGCACCAGTTGGCTGGCAAGGTCACCGTATCGTCAATGACGGTTAACGTCTCGGGTAGCGATGGTTCGACGGTAGTGTATGCGGTTGCTCGGTAATAGAGGTGGTGCATGTCGGTGCAGAGACTGGTGGTGGGGTGCTATACCGCAGGGGATTATGAACGGGAGGCGAATGAGCGACTCATACCTAGTGTGCGTGCCTTGGGCTTGGAACACGACATCCGGGAGATTCCTAGCCGGGGCTCCTGGATCTTGAATAACTCCGCCTGCCAGATCTTCCTGTTGGGCATGGCGAAGGAGTACCCAGCCCACCACCTGCTCTACATTGATGTAGACGGTATGGTTCGCTCGAACCCGTGGCCTTACCTGCTGAATCTGAATTGCGACATCGGTGTTCACTACATGAATCACGGCAGGGTGGTGCGGCGCTTAGTGGAAGAGCTGCTTTGCGGTACGGTGTACCTGCCACCCACCTCCTATCGTGTCAACCTGCTGGAACGTTGGGTGGCAGAGAACGAGAAGCATCCGGACGTCTGGGACCAGCGAAACCTCCAGAACATGATTGATCGCGACCGGGATATCCGAGTGGCAAGGCTGCCAGCGGAATATTGCTGCATTTTCGATACTCACCGCAGGCGCTATCCTCACATCGTCCCAGTCATCGAGCATTTCCAAGCCAGCCGCCGGTACAAGAAGAGAGCAGACGCATCATGCGAAACACAACCGACCCATTGATCTCATTCCTCTGTCCTGCCTACCGTTGTGAGCGATACCTCGATAAGATGGTCTGGTCTGTTTTGCGGCAGACATACAACAGGTGGGAACTCTGCCTTGTGGATGACGGCTCTGACGATCATCAATGGTCCAAGGCTGAGCATTGGGCAGGCATCGACCCACGGATCCGCATTTTGCAGGCACCGCATGAAGGGTATGCCTTGGCCTACAACCGCGCTATGGCAATGGCGACCGGTGACATCTTTGCCCGCATAGATGCGGATGACATCATACACCCTGAACGTCTAGAGTGCCAATTGCGAGAGTTGGTGTCTGCCGGAGCGGATATCTGTACCTGTGTTCTGCTTCGCGTCCGCACCGATGGCACTCCAATGCACGAGCGATGCACCGAGATGATCCCGTGGAGGTACATCACGCGACGTACTCCAACAGGGCCGGGGTCTGCTACCATTATGGCGTGGCGGGATGTCTATGATCGGGTAGGCGGCTTCGATCCAAAGTACGAATGGTCCGCAGACAGCGATTGGAACTTCCGTGCCTTGGCATGTGATGGACCGCCGCTGCGGTGGTGTCATTGTCCGCAGGTGCTGTATTTCTACCGTGATCATCCTGGCCAGATGATGAAGATAGGCCGTGACCGTTCTCTTGAAGTTCACCTCGATCGGCAGCGGTTCTACTTTCGCATCATACGGGAGCGACTGCACCGTGAGTCTCGTAATCGTAGAGCTTGAACGCCCGGAAGAGGTTGTAAAAGGTCGTCTCAGTCTGGTGCCGTTGATGGATGCTGTGGCGCAAGCCCTCCATCTGCTCGGGCATGAGGTAGTCCGCTGGCATCGCTCGGAAATTCTGCCAGACATAGGAGCATCGCACGTCTTCTGGTGGGGTTGCAATGTACCACGAATCCAGGAGATCCGAGCCAAGCGAGCACGGATGCGAACTGTCTACATGGAGGTGGGCTGGACGCAAGAGCGAGAACACTACCTTCAAATGGATGAGCAGGGAACAGGAGGCAATGCGAGCTGGGTTGATGAGCCACTAATGTTCACACCAGCAGGTCCCCTGGCCGTCAGGACCGACGGAGACATTCTGGTCTGCCTGCGGTATGACGGGATTCGGATTGCTACCGATTGGCGACTGACACCCTACTTCTCCTCGAATATCCAATGGGTTGAACACCTAGTGGGGTGTACCGATCTGCCTTTGCGCGTGCGCCCGCACTACGCCAGTCGGCGGGACCGCACCAACTTGATACTGCGCAGATTCAATCGGCGGGTGACGTTGGATCGTTCCAAGTCTTTCTCTGCTGCCATACTAATGGCTAAGGCGGTGGCTGTCATTGATTCAACCTGTGGCGCACAGGCAATGGAGGTGGGGCTGCCTGTGCTCTGCTTTGGTCGGCAGGTGTTCCGACAACCTGGGGCGGTCTACTGTCTGACGAATGAGGAAGAGCCGACGCGGCAGGCATTCACCGAGTTAAAGGAGGGCCGCTGTTCACTTGATCGGGGGGCCGTGGATGCCATGCTGGCGAAGATCTGGTCGCACCAATGGCCCGCATGGAACGTAGAGTCGCTCGCCCATCACATTCGGCAGCGATTCGCTTTGTAAAGGAGGTTCGATGAGACCTGTAGTGAATCTGTCCTGCCTGAGCCGTCGAGGACGATTTGGGAACCAGCTCTTTCAATACGCCTTTGCGCGCCGTTATTGCGAGCGATACGGAGCAGAACTCCAGACGCCACCATGGGTGGGTCAGGATCTCTTCCGGAATGTTCAGGACCCACTCATCGAAAAGGTCCTCCCGCCGTTCCCGGAGGACCGCCTGCCGCAAGGTGAAACTGATATTGACTTGACTGGCTACTTCCAGCGACCCGAGCATCTCGCCACCTATACGCGATCATGGGCTCGCGACTTGTTCTGGTTCCAACCACATTGGTTGGAGGCCCACCCCAAGCGTGGTGACTATGCAGCCGCCCACCTACGGCGTGGTGACTATCTGGAGCACCAAGATGAGTATGCGATTATCACCTTGGGCTCGTACCGGCAGGCTCACCAGCGTTACTGCCCGGACTTGCCGCTGGTGTGGGTGCGGGAGAAGACGAGCGTTCGGCAACCGTATGCCTTTGTACCGGACTTCCTGCGGTTGATGCAGGCGGATGCCTTGCTACGGGCGAACTCCACATTCTCATGGTGGGCGGGGACGTTGGGACATGGCCGTGTCTATTCGCCGAACATTCAGCAGGAGCGGGGCGTTGCGGCGGTGGACTTTGTGGAGGGCAACCATTGTCGCTTGACATACCGCCAGCAAGAATTGCGGTTGGAGGAGGGAGACCATCGTCTTTGGCATGAGCGTGGCTACTGGCTCTTCAAGGATATGGCCACGATCAAAGCCGAACACCAATACAGCCCAGAGCTGGCGGCCATGCTGGTGAAGCTGCTCGATGGCAAGACCGTTTGTGATCTGGGTTGTGGGTTGGGTTCCTATGTGGCGATGCTACGCTCGAGAGGCATTGAAGCGGTTGGCTTCGATGGTAACCCCCACACCATGGAGATAGCCGAAACCCGCTATGTGTCGGTGCAGGATCTATCTGTACCGTTCCGCTTGCCAGCGCCGGTGGATTGGGTCATTTCGTTTGAAGTGGGTGAGCACATTCCCCGCGAGTATGAGGATGTCTTCCTTGACAACCTGACAGCCAACGCGAGTGAAGGCATTGTGCTGAGCTGGGCGGTGCCGACGGCGTATGACAACGGTGGTACAATGGGGCATGTCAACTCCCGCGACAATGTGTACATCATTGAGCGGTTGGCAAGACGCGGATGGATGTTCGATGCAAAACAGACGCGGGCTTGGCGCAAGGGGATTGGTGCGCGTTGTATTCATTTCCGTGATACGCTGATGCTGTTTCGTCGCAAAGGAACCCTCTCCTAGGGGCGGCCCGGGTCTCCGCCTTCTCTTCCCGGCCGCCCCTCCTGTTTGTCTATACTGTCTAGACTATCTTGCCTGCCCTAGGCCTGAGCCGGAACAGTTACAGGCGCTTTCCGACCGCAGATTTATCATGGTTTTTGTTCCAACTCATTGTCAATGAATGAGTTGGAGCGCGCATTATTTTCCGGTCTACTTGCTTGCAGGGCTATAACTACATATACTATAAGGCGTAACAAGTTCATATGAGCGACGCGAGTCGAAAGACGCGGCAAGGTGAACGTACCAACGGATGCCCAAGGCCGCTGAGCAGAGTGCGTGAAGTGCATCGCTGACCGGGAATGGTCAGAGGACCAGACCTTAAGGCGGCGCGGGCGTACCCCCGCGCGGGCGACTGTGCTGTGCCGGCTTATCGCAAGGCGGCAGCAGTCGGATAGCACCTGAAGCACTCGTCGAGGTTTGTTGTGACTGATTGGCACGGTCACCGTGAACCTAATCGAACAACTGAACCAGTGAGCCCAAGTGTGCCGCTCGGTGCACGACCGCTCACTCCCTGGGTGCAATGCCCATGAGTCGAAATCATGCGGTGCAATGCCGCATGATCCGATGGCGGGTGGCTCCCGCATCGCTGATGATGACAAGCCGCAAGGAGATGCCGATGGGCAACTACTATTCAGCCGAGGAGTACCTGCGGAGAAAAGTGGAAGGCAGGATCGCTCGCGCGATCGGCCAACAATTCTGCATCCGCTTGGATCGCGCGACCAAAGTTCGGGGCGTGATCAGTCGCTGTGAGTTTGCTGGTGCCCGCCGAGTGAATGATGGATGGGTTGCACAAGCGAAAGTTTGGCTGACCGGCGATAACGGCCACGTTTGGGGCCCGTACGTCGTTGAGCGTTTGCCGAACTGATAGGAGAGCACAGATGCTGAACAAGATTGAGATGTGGATGGAGACGCCTCGCGGCAAGCAGAAGATCACGACCACGCCAGCGGAGGTCAGGAAGGTGCTGTATGTGCTGAACAAGGCCGGTCTCTATCCCTGCGAGATCGATACGGAGGACATCGGAGACTTCTGCCCGATGCTCGATGACCAAGTGATCGAAACCATCTTTGGTGATGACTAGGAGGAAGCAATGAGCACCGTTATTGATGTGGTTATGCGCTGCGATATGCGTCGGAAGCGATTCATCGCATCGACGAATTACCGTGGCGAACACTATGAGGCGCATGGCCCCAATGAGGAACAAGCGTCGAGCGCTCTGTGCGAGCGCCTCTGGTACGAGCGGCCGGATACGGAGGCCGGTGCTGACTTCACCGTGAAGATCGTAGAGAGGTGGGCATACTAAGGCCGAAAGGCTCCGCAGATCGCGGAGCCTCTGCCCGTGATGCGGGCACTGATGAGGCCAGAACGCCTTGCAAGGAGAGTACAGATGAGACCGAAGGAACTTAAGGATCTGCTGGTGACTTGCATCAAGGCCGGGCTGCCGGTGCTGATCAAGGGCCAGCCGGGCGTTGGTAAGTCCGACATCGTTGAGCAGGCGGCCGCTGAGTGCAAGGCGGATTTCATACTGCGCCACCCCGTGGTGGAAGACCCCACGGACTACAAAGGCGCCCCCGCTGTGCTGGATGGCAAGGCCGACTTCCTGCCGTTCGGAGACTTGCGGGCTCTCATGCTCGCGAAGAAGTTGACGGTGTGCATGATCGATGACCTAGGCCAAGCCGCACCGGTTGTGCAGGCGGCGGCCATGCAACTCATCCTCGCTCGCCGGATCAACGGCCACAAGATCAGCGACAAAGTGATCTTCATCGCGGCGACCAACCGCCGCGAGGACAAGGCGGGCGTGACCTCGATCCTGGAGCCGGTGAAGAGCCGGTTTGCGACGATCGTTCAGCTCGATGTGAACGTCGACGACTGGTGCGAGTGGGCGCTCCAGCACGACGTGCCGCCGGAACTTGTGGCGTTCATTCGCTTCCGGCCGCAGCTCCTCTCCGACTGGAAGCCCACCAATGACATCGTCAACGGCCCCTGCCCGCGCACGGTCGCGCGGATGGGCCAGTTGTACGCTGCCGGGGTCCGTACCTTGGAGCCGCTTGCTGGTGCGGTGGGCCAGGGATTCGCGACTGAATTCCTTGGTTTCATCCGGGTGTGGCAGAGCCTGCCGAGCATCGACGGCATTCTGATCGACCCCACGAGCGGCAACATTCCGGATTCGCCCGCCGCGCTTTATGCGATAGTCTCTGCTCTCTCCGGTCGTGCCACTGCGGCCAATGCCGACCGGATCGTGCGGTATGCCCGGCGCCTGCCCGAGGAGTTTGGCGTGCTGTTGGTTCGCGATCTCATCCGCGTCTGCCCGACCGCAACCAGCTGCAAGGAATTCATTGCGTGGGCGACCGAGCACCAGGACGCCCTTTCGTAGGTCACAACCGAATAGGAGATTTACCATGAACGGCGCATTAAATGAACGTGCGATGCTGGCGAACCTTTCGATCGGTAGCTGGGAAGGTCGTAAGAAGGACAAGCAGATAACCGAGGAGACCGTTAAGGCGGCCAAGGCCGAGCGTGATGCTGGTGCTTGGTGGACGAGAACCCTGCCTCCTCGGTTGTTCAAGCGCATCCAAGCGGCCATTAACAACGGCCGCTCGATCCACCGCAAGTTGACGCTCCCCTGGGACGACAGCGGCACTCGCATCCTCCCCTCCAAGATGTTCATCGAGTACACCAAACTGCTGAGGGAGGCGCGGGCGGAGTTTGAGTCGGCGGTGAGTGAGTTCGCCAAGGAATACCCCGCCGCGGTTCAGGAGGCCGCCAAGCGCCTTGGCAAACTGTACCACCCGGATCAATTCCCCAAGGAGGTGCGCCACAAGTTCTACTGGGAAGTGAACTTCACGCCGCTGCCTGATGCAAAGGACTTCCGCGTTGACCTGGGCGCCGAGGAGACCGCCCAGGTGCGGGAGTCGATTGAGAAGAGTGTTGCCGAACGTATTGCAAAGTCGAGCGGTGACTTGTGGGCGCGGTTGTTCGACGTCGTCTCTCGCGTGGCCGAGAGACTTGCCGAGCCCGATCGCATCTTCCGTGATTCGATGATCACCCATGTTACGGAGCTGTGCGACCTTCTGCCGCAGCTCAACGTCACCGGCGACGCCAACCTCGAGCGCTTGCGGAAGGAGATCGCAACCAAGATCGCGAAGTGCAAGCCCGACGATCTGCGGAACGATCAGGAGCAGCGCGAGAAGACGGCCAAGGCGGCCGCTTCCATTCTGGATCAGATGAAGGCATTCATGCCTAAGGAGATGCAATGACACCGGCAACAAAGTTGTCCCACGCGCGGACGCACCTGCTGCTGGATCAGCCGTTCTTCGGAACCTTAGCGATGCGGCTGCCTCTGGTTGAGGACCCGGGCATCGAGACCGCCGCCACCAATGGCAAGATCATTCGCTACAACCCGTCATTTATTGACGGGTTGGCGGATGCGGAGATTCAAGGTGTGCTCGCGCATGAGGTGATGCACATTGCCAACGGTCACTGCTGGCGGCGCGGTGGCCGAGACATGAGTGATTGGAACGTGGCAGCCGACTATGCGATCAACGGCATCTTGGTTGCTGCCGGCCTGAAGTTGCCGCAGGGGTGCTTGGTTGATCAGAGGATGACTCAGTCCGCTGAGGAGATTTACAAGCGGGTACATCAACCCAAACCAAACACTTCTCAGCAGCAAGGTGCTGGAACCTCCTCACAAGGCTCCGGCGAGTCGAGCAACAAACCCGCACCCAGTAATCAAGGAACCGATACCGAGCCCGCCACGCCCTCCACCCATGGTGAACCACAGAACCGCACTGGCGGAACAAGCCAGCCTAACGCCTCGCAAGGCGATCCGGGTGCTAAGGGCCCGGATTCACCTCCCGACCCGGGTAAGTGTGGTGCGGTTGAAGACGCACCAGACGACTGTGAAGGTGGAGCTGACGAAGCGGAGTGGAAGGTTGCGGTCGCTCAGGCGGCGATGGCCGCTAAGTCGCAGGGCTTGCTGCCCGCTGGGCTGGCACGATTGGTGGATGAGTTGATTAACCCCCGGGTCCCTTGGACAACTGTGCTGCGGGACTTCATTGAACGCTCGGCCAGGAATGATTACAACTGGACGCGGCCGAACCGCCGCTACCTCCAAGCCGGGTTTGTGCTTCCCAGCCTCATCTCAGAGGAATTGCCTGCCGTGGTCATTGCAATTGACACCAGCGGGTCGATTGGTGTCAGCGAGTTGAACCTGTTTGCCGCTGAAGTCTCTGCGGTGCTGGCCTCCTTTGACACGACGATCCACTTGGTGTGGTGTGATGCTGCTGTGGCTGGCACTCAGGAGCTGACTCGCGCTGACCTGCCGCTGAAACTTACGCCCAAGGGCGGCGGCGGGACTGACTTCCGACCGGTATTCAAGTGGGTTGAGCAGCAGGGCCTCACACCCGCCTGCCTGATCTACCTGACGGATATGTATGGCACGTTTCCTGATAAGGAGCCGGGTTACCCAACCCTCTGGGTGAGAACGACTGACCGCCCCGCCCCATTCGGTGAGGTGGTCGACTTGAAGTAAGGCCGAAAGGCTCCGCAGATCGCGGAGCCTCTGCCCGTGATGCGGGCACTGATGAGGCCAGAACGCCTTGCAAAGGAGAATGCGATGTCGAAGTATGTGATTGAGAACGTGGTCGTCAGTTATACTCCCGGGTCGGTCAGCGATGACGGCATGACTGAGACGCGTGAACACTTCACGGCCGCCTGCCCGCTGGGCGACAAACCAATCGGGTTCATGGCCAGTGGACTGTCGGAGGATGACGCGGTCTGCAAGCTCCGCGAGAAGTATGCCGAGGCGATCAACGCCGGCAAGGTGCCGGGCATCGATGCTCCAGCTGACGACCACCGCAAGGTGTATGGTTACGAAATCGACTCCGGCCGCATCGTTCGCATTGAGTATCCGGCTGCGGTTCTCGAGAAGGCGCTGGCGGATGAGCACAAGGCCGCTCTGAGAATGAATGAGGCCTTTGATCGCGACGCGCGGGTGAGGGTGGTTGAGGAGCGGTACAAGCGGGAGAAGGAGGCGTACCTGGCCGGCATATCGACGAAGGGCATCTCCTTCGGGTTGGAAGCCGACGGCGCCATCAAGGTGTGGGGGATGAGTGAGTACAATCCCCATATGCGGAAGTCTGTGTATGTCTTCAAGACGCGGACGTTCCCGAGGAACAAGGCTGGCTCCTGGAGCTGGGCCAAGATCCGCGATCACATCCGGTTGATGAGCAACCACATCGAGGCTCGCGAGAAGGGCGAGGCGGCTCGGAGCGCCGTACGCGACAAGGCGCAGGAGATTGCCAATCGGTTGGGCTTCGATAAGTACAGTTCGGCCTGGCAGCCCGGGCAGAAGTGTATCCAGTTGAATGTCTTTGTTGCGGTGGAGAAGTTTGAGGAGGTCGTCAAGGCGATTCGCGCGTGCGGCGTTGTGCTGAAGTGAGGGTGTGATGGGCAAGTGGATTGAGAACCCATTCGGGTCCGGTGGCAGCAGGTTGGTCTCTGCCTGGTTGAAACTTAGCACCCACATTCCAATCAGAGCGAGAGGAGATGCGGACATATCGTACCTGGTTCTCGTAGCGGGTTTGAAGGTTGGTACCGCTCCGGACTATGCATCTGCTTGTCGCCTTGCGGAGACCAAGGCGAAGGAGATGCTGGAAGAGGCGCTTGCTGAATTGAAGGAGAGCACATGAAACTCACACTGACGGACAATGAAGGCACCGTGCTTGGGCAGTGGCCCATCGCAGACGTAATGCCTGTTGGGAAGTTTGAGGCCCTCCTGGCTCATGCCCTCTCCTCGTCGGATCTGGACATGAGCCAATGTGAGGAGTGCTCGGGCTTCTTCCCCTGGGCGAATCTGTTTTGTGATGATGTGAACGGTGAGTCCTACTGCGGGCCGTGCTGGATCAAGAAGAACAAGGAGACAGGCAATGACTAGCGTGATGAAGACGGTGGCACGGACTGGGATCCACACCGCTGGGCGCAGTGAAGTCTACCTGGTGGCGGACGCCTCGACACTTGGGTTGGCCCCGGGCGAATGGCCGGAGACGCTGGCGGTGCTGAAGAAGGATCGCTGGTCGCGAGACGTGGACCTGTTCACCAAGCCTTATCCGATCATGCACGAAGGTCGGTTCATTGGGATGAGGTACCAGGGTGCGGATGGCGTGGTGTTGGAAGTGCTGAACGACTAGGCCGAAAGGTGCGTCACTCGACGCACCTACAACCGTGATGCGGTTGCTGATGAGGCCAGAACGCCTTGCAAAGGAGAATGCGATGAGAGACTTCTGGTGCAGAAATGAATTGGTGGCGAGGGCGGTGGCGCGAAGCCCCCGCTTCCGCCAGTTGGATCCAAAGGTTGTCAACACCGAGGCAGACTGGTGTGTTCGTGCTGACGTCTCAAAGGAGACTGATCTGGTTTTGGCGGGTTTGGTGGCCTATGTGGATGGCATGAACCAGGGTTGGCTCCTGCTTTACAGCCGCGTCAGGATTGTGATCCCGGCGATCGACGCCCTCACGCGGTGCGGTGAAGTGCTGAAGGTGGAGTGACATGGAGATCACGAACAGGATCAATGTCCCCAAGATCTTCCTGCGTCGTCTGGTCACCTGGGTGATGCGGGAGGTCGGGGGTATGCGAAACACAGACCGATCGACCATGTGAACAAAATCACTTTCATCACAGGCGCGGTAACTCATTGCAACCATAGAGGATTTACAGATGACCCACTGGTGGTATATGTGGCGAAGGGCGGGTATGAGTTTGAGCGTTGGTTCCCGGTCGTCTGTTTGATGTTCGCTGCCTGTAAACCCACTGAAGTACCAACCGGCCACTTGGGCCCCTACAGGACTCCAGCGTCAAAGAAGTTCTCCGAGCAAGGCCGCGAGCTGATTGAGCGGTGGCGGAACTTGGTGCCGAAGAAGGACTCAAACAAGAAGCGAAAGCTCAAGGTAGAAAACGCCAAGCGGATGGTGGTCTCTTGGCAGCGAAAGACGAAGTTGGCGGCGACGAAGTTGAAAGTTTGGAAGCGGCGCCTCGCCGCAGCAGAGCGGGCGTTGGCAAAGGCGACGCTTGATGACCTCGCTGACCGCGAGGTCCCGAAAGGAGAATGACATGATTGAGGTGACGTTGGTGCCGGCGGATGGCAAACCAATTCCGGTGGAGCCCCGCCGCACGATGGTCTTTGTTGGTTCCTGCCTGCTGAAGAACAAGAAGCTGGGGCAGATGTGGCACGATGCGGAACCGGAAGGCGTGTCGGGTTGGAAGCTCGATCCGGGGGAGCGGGTGTATGATGGGCTCGTTCGCTACGCTTCTGTGGGTGCGATGTACACCTTCAAGGTGTTCCCAGATGCTGGGAAGATCGGCGTGCCCGGAGTCTATTTTGGTATGTGGCCGGATGCCGATCAGCGGCTGAAGTGGGAGATGGCGGAACGGGCGTTCAAGGCTGGGTATGATATCACCCGCAGGGAGAAGGGTGACCGTTCCAATACCGCCATTCGTGAGGCGTGCGGACCACTGCGGAAGGCATATCAACGGATGCCCGCACCCCAGCGGGCGCAGATGCTGGCGGCGATAGTGTATGAGATTACTCGGAAAGGAGATGGTGCATGAGTACCTTGAGAGACATGGCGGACCCCTGGCAGATCCTACTCCTGCTGGCGGCCAAGTCGCATCGCGAGCGCACCGGGCACCCGGCGGTGTTCCGAGGCATGAACTTTGTCGAGTGTGAGTCGTGCAAGCGGCACGCTCACATTCACAACGCCACGGGTCAATTGGTACTGCACGACGCTGAGTACCACAGCGTCGAGATCGTCAAACCGGAGGACTTCTGATGACCAGCACCGAAGCGATTTCACTGTCGATGGAGTTGATGCATCTGGGGCAGGCGACCGAGCTGCCCGAATACAGCCGTATGGTCCTGATCCTCAGTCACCTGCGGGCTGCTGGCTTCCTGGACGTACAGACGTTCCTGAACGCCACGGAGGAGGTCCGAGACTTCTACGAGCGGCACATCAAGCGGCAGCCGACGGGTGTGATGGAGATGGACCCGGGAGGCAAGAGGCCGCCCACGTTCCGGTTTTGTGATGTCTGCCGGGAGCCCATCAAGCCCCACGACATGCAAACGGGTCCTCCACCTCCGGCCTGCGCACCCAATCACAAAGGCCCCGTGGTGCGGACCGGACCCGGTGGGGACTTCACCAAGGACTGGCCAGTGGACAGTCAAGGCAACCCGATGAACCCGCAGTCAATGACCGCCGAGGAGTGGGCGGTGGAGGAACGCCTGGCAAAGGAGGCACGGAAGGTACAGGAGGAGCGCTGGCGGAAGGCACCCGGCGGTGACCTGCACAATCCACAGGAGGACACGAAATGAGGTTCCAGTCACGCGAGGAGTGGGATGCCTACTCTGCCTTGTGGAATCAGATGTTCCAGAAGGGATTCCAACCGGGAGATGTGGCGGAGATCGGCTGGTGGGAAGCGACTGAAGCACTTGTTTCAGATTGGGGTTCCACTTACACTGTAAGCGCGCTACAAAGGAGAAGGTATGGATAAGCTATCGCGCGCATTCATTCGCTACCAACCCATGGTGAGGGCAATTGCCTATCGCCTATCGGCGAACCGTGGTGTATCCGAAAGCGACCTCATCGATGAGGGTGACTATGCCTTGGCGATGTTGTTCTGCAAGTTCGACTCCAATGGCAAGCGGCACCGCAACCCCACCGACGTATCTGATAACACTTGGGTCTACCGGGTTGTCCGATGGTCGATGTTGGATTACATTCGCAGAGTTCGCAAAGATGCTTTGCGCTTGCAGCAACTGATGAGCAGGCCGCCAAAGAAGCCAAGGTATCACTGGATGGATGAATTTCTATCGGGTGCGTCCAACGATGCAATCACCGTACTCTACCTGGTCATATACGCGCCTTCGGAGCTGGTGGGTGCGCTGCGGGTCACCCGCAGACTTAGTAGCCGTAAGAGGGCCAAGGCAGCAATATCACGCTACCTACTTCAGCGAATGGGATGGGCGGCGGATCGAGTGGATGCCACTTTTGCAGAGATTCAGGAATGTCTTTCCGCTCTGAACTGACGAAGGTGATGGTAACGCCCCCGCTACCGTTTCAGGTGCGGGGCGTTGCCTTCGTCGATAGACACGGAGGCCGTGCTCTCATTGGTGATGACCCGGGCTTAGGTAAAACTTATCAGGCAACTGGCTGGATGAAACTCCATCCGGAGATTCGCCCCGTAGTTATTGTCTGCCCGGCGAGTGTGAAGTATGGTTGGCGCCGGCAACTCAGGCAGCACGGTGATATTCGCTCGGTAGTTTTATCCGGCCGTAGGCCTCACAAGTTGATTGGTAATGTCTGGATCGTGAACTATGACATCCTCATCTATTGGCTGCCGTTCCTGCTAAAGCAAAAGCCCCAACTGGCAGTGATCGATGAGGCACACCGCACGAAGAACCGTAAGGCTGCCCGGACGAAGGCTTGCCGCATATTGGCCCGCCGCTGCCGTTATGTTATCGGCTTGACGGGAACACCAATCAGAAACAGGCCCATTGAGTTCTACCCGATCCTAAATATGCTGAGGCCCAGTGAGTATCGTTCTGTGATTGAGTTCGCCTTTGCATATTGCGACCCAAAGCCGGGTTTCAGAGGCCGTGGTTGGGACTTTTCTGGTGCGTCGAACTTGGACGAGCTGCACGATCGCGTCTCCAATGTGATGATCCGGCGGCTGAAATCAGATGTGCTGCCCGACCTACCTAAGAAGATGCGCACCATCCTACCGGTAGAAATAGATAACCGCCGTGAGTATGAGGCCGCTCGTCTGAACTTCCTACAGTGGTACCGGAAGACCAAGGGCGCAGACGCCACCCGCCGAATACTTCCAGCAAGCGACCTTGTGCGCATTCACACCCTACTCAGGTTGGCGGGCGAAGGCAAAGTGGGTGTGGTGCACCAATGGATTGTGGATTGGTTGAATGACACCGATGAGAAGCTGGTGGTGTTCACCCGGCACATATCTGTCATGCGGCGTCTGCACTCCTACTTCCCGGGTTCTGCTGTGATCGATGGATCCACGGCGACTAGCAAGCGCGAGCATGAGGTTGATAAGTTCCAACGCGATCACCGGTGCCGAGTGTTCCTTGGCAACATTCAAGCAGCGGGTGAAGGCATCACACTGACTGCGGCGAGTACCGTACTGTTTGCCGAGCTGGGCTGGACGCCGGGTGAACGGGAGCAGGCTGAGGACCGAGTGCTGCGGATCGGCCAAACTGCTAACCGCATTCAGGTGATCTATCCAATAGCAAAGGAGACGCATGAGGAGCGGTTGATAGAGCAGATCGAGCGCAAGCGCCGGATCGTCTCGCGGGTTGTAGATGGAATGGAACGCCTGGATGTCCCAACGATGGTTCTCACTGAGTTAACAAGGAGCATGCTGTGAAGAAGTTTACCACACTGTTGATCTGGCAGGTGCCTGCCGAACTGAAGAAGAGATTTAAGGCGGCCTGCGTCCGACGAGGAACCACCATGCGAGCAGAGGTCATCAAGTTGATGCTGAAACTTGCAAAGGGGTAGTCGGTGCTCGACATAGTTCGTCTATGCACTGAACGGCACATCCCGTTCCTAACCAGTGGGCATCATCACTGCCGGCCCGGGTGGGTACAGCTGCACTGCCCCAACTGCACAGGCGGAAAGTCTGGCTACCATCTGGGGTTCAGCTTGGAGCTCGGCTATTTCAATTGCTGGAGATGCGGCAAGATAAAGATCACCGAAGCCGTGGCCGGGCTGCTGCACATTCTTCGCCCGGGTGATGTAGTTGAGGTACTGCGTCAATACCAGCGGCACGGTCCGGGTCCGGTCGCTCGTGCTTCACATCGGCCAGCAAGCCTAGCACCACCGCCCGAACTCGCCCCACTATCACGCGCACACCGCGCTTACCTGCGCGGGCGCGGGCTATCCCCAAGTCACTTGGTGCGGCTCTGGGGACTGCGAGGCACTACGTTCCTGAGTGGTGCTTGGAATTGGCGGGTCGTCTACCCAATATGTGATATGAGTGGCCGGACGGTTGCTTGGCAAGGCCGGGCAATTCATACTGGCGTGGAGCCCAGATACAAGACAACGGATACCAATCTGATTTTGATCGACCCGCGAGCCATGATCTATGGCATTCATTGCATTCCTAGTGATGCCGTGGTCATTGTGGAAGGAGCGGTGGACGTATGGCGGCTGGGACCAGGTGCAGTTGCGTCACTAGGAATTGGTTGGAAGCACCAGCAGATAGAGCAACTGCGGGCATTCAACCGGCGCTATGTGATGTTCGACCCGGAGCCTGCGGCTCAGCGCCGTGCTTGCGAGGTTGCGGCACACCTGGGCCAGTTTCGCGGCACGACTGAGATCATCGACGGCCTATCATCCGATCCGGGTGACATGGCACAGGCGGAGGCAGATAGGATCATGGCGGCGCTGGGGATAAGAGGTGGGCAATGAAATTGAAGGTGGGCCAGGAGTTCAACCCCTTCGGCTTGTTCACCGGAGTTTTCATTCCAAACGTCATAGTACGATCGAATCTACTACCGAGTACAGACAAGTTGGTGTTGGGCAGGCTGTTCCAATATGCGGGTCGTGATGGGCAGGCGTTTCCAAAGCAAAAGACGCTGGCTCAGGAGGTGGGGATCAAGCGGTATCAGTTGATTCGCATTCTCAATCGGTTGCGCGACCGCGGTTTCATCAAGACGCTGCCTGCTGTGGGTGCAGATAGGACGATGCACAAGGCCAACCGGTATATGTTCCTCTGGCACCCCGTTTATCAAGAACTGCCGGATGAGTGTACGCCAGTACACAGTGACAAGTGTACTCCAGTACACCTCCAACTGAAGAAGGTCAGTGAAGACACCACTGACGTGGCGCCTACGGCGCCCGGCAAGGTGACAATGCGAACTTTTACAGATGACTTCTGCCGGATGTGGCGTCGGCACTACGGGTCAAAGTACCCGTTCGGTGCTAAGGATGGGGCGCTGGCGGCGCAGATCTGGAAGTTCCTCGATCAGGACATCCACTACGCGAGGCGGGTTCTCAGGGTTTACTTTGGTGATCTGTCACCGTTCTTCAATGGGCACCCGCTGGGTAAGTTGAGATCGCATCTGCCAGAGTTCAAAGCCCGTGCTCGTCCGGTGCAGGCTGCCATAGTACCTAGTGCAGCCCGCCAATGGCTACAGGACATCACCAGAGTTCATGCCAACGCCGATCGAGAGGGGTTTGCTGTGGCGCTACGACAGTTTGGTGAATGGCGCCGTCAGGTGATTGTGAATGTGAGGCGTGAATTGGAGCAACTGGGCCGGCAGATGAGATCGTCAACGGCAGATGTCACCGCTGCACTTATGGAGGCATTGCAACCCTCAGGCGGCCACCTGGTGCATTACTACTATGCGCGGTGGATTGCCCAGCAGGTAGCGGATTGGGAGGGCTGGTCTGGAAGGTTTGATGAGTTTCGGGTGGGTGGGAAGCACTGGCGGAGGTTTATGAGTGGTTGGTGGCGACAGAGTGGATACAGACCTAACCGAGCAGAACAAAAGGTGATGGATGCAGCGCAGGAAAGTTGATAGCGGATTGGAACGCCAGTTTCTGATCGCAATGATCACATCCAAGCCGTTCCTGTCATCTGTAGCTGAGACGATTGATGTTGAGTTGTTCCAAACCGAGTACTCTCGGCTCGTCTCGGCCTGGTGCGTCAATTATTGGAAACGGTACAAGGAGGCTCCCGGCAAGAACATACAGACGATCTATGAGTCGTGGGCGAATGAGGAAACGCGCGATGAGTCGGTGGTGAGATTGATCGAGGCGCTTCTCGGCGAGTTGTCAGATGAATCTGACCATGATGGTACAATCAATGTGCCCCACCTGGTTGATGAGTTGGGTGTATATTTATGCGGTCGGCAGCTCTCGCGCTTGAACGACAACCTATCGGCCTATGTGCTCAGAGGTGATCAAGCGGCCGCACTACGCGAGGTGCAGGAATTCCGAGCCATTGAATTGGGGCAGGGTGCTGGGTTTGACCCACTGACTGATCGAACCATATGGGCGCGCGCCTTTGATCAGCCCGCCGACCCGCTCATTAAATTCCCGGGCGATGCAGGCAGGTTTCTCAACCCGGCGCTGACACGCGATGCACTGATCGGCATCCAGGGCCCAGAGAAGCGTGGCAAGACATTTTGGTGCGTTGAGTTTGCTTACCGGGCTCTCCGCAATCAATGTACCGTGGCCTTCTTTGAGGTGGGTGACTTGAGCGAGGGTCAGATTCTACTGCGGTTGGGCGTTCGTCTCGCCGGCCTGCCGATGCACAGCAATCAGGTGGGGGAGATTAGAGTGCCAACAAGCATATCGGTTGACCGTAGTGACGAAGAGCCCAAGGTTACCACCGAGTGGCAAACCATGAATTGCGATCGAGTGGTCACCAGACGAGCAGCCATTCAGGCGGCGCGCAAGTTCAGGCGATCATGCGGCATTGGTGATGAGCGCCACCGCTTGATGATCTCGGTTCATCCAAACACGTCTATAAATGTTATGGCAATCGAAGGCATCCTCCAGCGGTGGCGCTACGAGCGCGACTTCGTTCCCGATGTGGTGATCATAGACTATGCGGACATCCTGGCACCGGAACTGGATCGGAAGGATTTCCGTCACCAGACCAACGATACATGGAAGGCGCTGCGGCGGCTGAGTCAGGAGTGGCATTGCTTGGTGATCGCTCCCACCCAAGCGAGTACTGCTAGCTATGACGCCGAGGTGCAAACCATGCGGCACTTCTCCGAGGATAAGCGCAAGCTGGCACACGTTACTGGTATGATGGGCCTGAACCAGACTGACGACGAGAAGCGCCGTGGGCTAATGCGATTGAACTGGGTAGTGCTGCGGGAAGCGGAATTCATGACGAAGCGATGTCTGTATGTGGGCCAGTGCTTGCCGCTGGCGCGCGCCTTCTGTTGCGGCTCTTTTTAGGTGTTTTGTCGCAGATTATTCGTGGAATTGTGACGGTTTGACCCGAGGTCATTCGATAGTATAGTGTGAAGCAAGTGCTTCGGAACAGACAACATAAAAGGAGAAGGCAATGAACCGTCGTATCGCAATCGAACTGCTTACCAAGATGGGTGTCGAGGTGAACAAGAAGCAGAGCCTCGATCGGATTTCTCGCCGGCTGGCTCGGGTCTGCAAGCAGAACGGCATCCCCGAGAACGCGACGAAGGAGGAGAAGGAACTGGCGGAGGAGCTGCTGGCGAAGCCGCCGGCCCCGGCCGCCAAGGACGAAGGTGCCGAGACGAAGAAGCGGCCGAGTGCTGTAGCCCCGAAGAAGGCAAAGGCCAACGGTGACGGTGGGAAGGGGCGGGGTGGGAAGGCGTCAGACCTATTCCGCAAGATCTTCAGCACGGATAAGCCGGTGCGTCGGGCGGACGTGGTGGATCGGTTGGTGAAGGAGGGCGGGGTGAACCCGGCGACTGCCGTTTCCTATATCGCGTGGGCGAAGCGGCCCATCAAGAACAAGATCAAGAACCCCTTTGGTATCCGCATCGTGGCTACCAAGGACGACAAGGGCACCAAGTGGCTCAAGCCTGCTTAAGGTGATTAATGGCGCCGTTCTTCAAGGACACAGCGCCTAGCGGCACTCATCTTGTGCTCTCCCAACTGGGGCGCCAATTCGGCGCCCCTCCCTTTTCTATCCTTGATTCGCGTATCAAGTGGTGGATGGAGCGCAAGCGGGTATGGCGGTCGCTAGGGATTCGTGGCGAAACTGGGCGCGCGACAAAGGAGGGCCGCGGTAAGTTCCTTGAGTATGATCTGATGCGGCAGAAGACATACTCAAAAGCAAAGCAGGGTGGCCCCGTAAAACACAGGACCCATCACCGCGAGCAATACGACTTGGACGGGTACAGCACCAGTGTATTCGACCCAGTGCTTGCCGAGTTGATGTGCCGGTGGTTTTGCCCGTCAGGTGGTGTGGTACTCGATCCCTTTGCCGGTGAGAGCACCAAGGGTCTTGTGGCGAGTAGCTTGGGCTACCAATATCTGGGTGTCGAACTCAGGCAGGAGCAGATCGACGTCAACCGCCAGCAGGCGGAACGCCTCGGTTTGAACCCGGTTTGGGTTTGCGGGGATAGCATGAATATCCGCAAGCTGGTGCCGCACGGGCTCATGGCCGATCTGATATTCACATCGCCACCCTACTATGATTTGGAGGTTTACAGCAGCGCAGAGAGCGACGGGTCGACGAAACAGACCTATGAGGAGTTTCTGGATTGGTACACCCGCATCTTTCGACGGTCGGTAGCGCTGCTGCGGGAGGACCGCTTTGTTGTGGTGAAGGTGGGTGAGATACGCGACAAGGCTACCGGCATCTACCGCAACTTTGTTGGCGACAACATTCACCTCTTCACCAATATGGGGCTCCACTACTACAATGAAATGATTTTGATCACTGCTGTGGGGAGCATGCCGGTCCGAGTAGGCAGATGGTTCCGTGCAATGCGCAAGGTTGGCAAGATACATCAGAACGTACTCTGCTTCTTCAAGGGTGACCCCAAGCATATCAAGGAGGTGTTCCGTGGAGCTGTTTGAGTTTCGTGATCGTAAGGCGGTGCGCGCTGAGGTGATTAGGACGCACTGCAAGTCGGCTGGCTATGACGGCTGTGTTTGCTTCAGCAGTGGAAACTCATCCCGTGCTCTGCGCTCGCTTGGGCTGTATACCATTGACATCAGCCCAACGGGCCAACTCACTGCCAACGGCTGGTGGCCGGTTGACCATGTCCACCGTGCCTGGCCGCACTTGTTTGATGCGACTAGCGGCCACCTTCCGTTGCCATTGATGGTTGAACTCGCTCGGGTGTACCAGGCGTCCCTGCGGCCCATCGAGCCTACATATGCTGTACCGACTGGTAGTGGTGAGACGATCCTGGCACTGAAGATCGCCTTCCCTGATATTAAGTGGGTGGCCCACTATTCCACGGGCATAAAGGGGGCTTACTACGACAGTAGGTCGCCGCTGAACATGGTGGTAGCGGCCTTGTTTCCGTTCATTCGGCAGGATCACGAAGGAGAGTAAAGTGAAGATCAAACGGAAGGAACTTCTATCAGCCCTTGGGATGGTAGAGCCCGGCCTGTCTAGCAAACTCATTCTGGAGCAGTCCGACTGTTTCGTGTTCCACCGTGGGTTGGTGGTGACCTTCAATGATGAGATCATGGCATCGGCCCGGTGTGATATTGGTTGTGACGCGGTTGTTGGGTCGGCCGACTTCCGGAAGGTCGTGTCCAAGTTCCCAGACGATGAACTGGACATCGTGCAGCGCAAGGGTGAGTTGGTGGTGAAGGGGGACCGACGTAGCGCCGGCCATCTTTGCTCCGCTGAGATTCACCTGCCCATTGATGCCGTGCCCGCCCCACCTAAGAAGAGCTGGTCACCAATTGGCGAGGGCATTGCTGATATACTTCGGCAGGCGGCAGATGCCTGTGGCAGCGATGAGTCCCAGAACCTGTCAACGATGGTGAGTGTGACTCCAGGTAGGATCGAGGCCTGCGACAACTACCGGTTGTTCAGATACGATGGTGACCACGGCTTCCAAAATCCAGTTCTCATTCCCGCTGCGAGTGTGCGAGCCATATCAGGACGCGGACTATCAACCGTGGCGATGGGGGAGGGGTGGGTCTATTTCAAGACGGATGCCGGTGCTGTGTATTCGGTGCGCTGCTCTCACGAACCATACCACGAGGGGATGGACAAGCTCTTGGAGCTCGATGGCGGCGAGCGGGTGCGCATGCCTGCTGAGTTGGGTGGGATCATCGACCGAGCACTTGTGATGAATGAGAGCGGCTTCGACAGTAACATCACGGTGGGACTGTCGGATGGTGAATTGATGATTCATGCGCGCAAGGATGCCGGCTGGTTTCGCGAGCGGAGAACGATCAAGTACCAAGGTCGTTCGCTGACCTTTGCAATCAACCCGCGCTTCTTCATCGAGGTGCTCGAGCGCACTCATACGGTGTACGTCACAGATCAGAAGATGAAGATCACGGTGGGGCCGATTCAGTTTGTGCTGAGTCTGCCGGTGATCAATACTGAGGAAGAGGGTGCCTAGTGCCATTCTTCCGATCTTCATCGTGGGCCACGAAGGCGCCACGGCTACCTGTTTTGCCTAGATGTGGCGCCTGTGGCCTTCTACGTACCTGTTTGTCTCCAAAGATGCCCGTGAGGGGACGGGGGTTGCGGAAGGTTCTGTTCGTGGGCGAGGCTCCCGGCAAGCAGGAGGATGAGCAGGGGGAGCAGTTTGTGGGCGCCGCTGGTCAGGTCCTTCAGTCAGTGCTTGATGAGCTGGATGTCGACTTGAATGACTGCTGGAAAACCAACGCCGTCGCTTGCAGGCCGCCGAAGAATGAGATCGACGATCAGTACATTGAATCCTGCCGCCCACTCCTTGTTTCTACCATTCGTGAATTGAAGCCGTCGGTGATCATACTTTTGGGGATGTCTGCGATCAAAAGCCTGATAGGTTTGGAGTGGACGGCAGACATGGGCACACTTGGCCGGTGGTTGGGTTGGCTAATCCCGTCCCCGATGTTCGGCGCTTGGTTGTGCCCTACCTATCATCCATCATACATCAACCGCATGAACAACGATGCCATGCTAAGGCAGATCATGCGCGAGAACATCCGGTCTGCACTTGAATTGGAGCGGGCTCCACTGACCTGCCGGCCAATGGCAGAGTGGAACTCTATGGTCACTTGTGTTCTGGATGGTGCGGACGCACGGATGCGACTGTTTGAATTGTCTAGGGCGGAAGGCACGCTCGCCTTTGACTATGAGACGACAGGGTTGAAACCCGACCACCCCGATCACCGCATTGTATCTGCTGGGTTCTGTTTGAACGGGGTAGATACCTTTGCCTGTGCCATGACGGATGATCTGCTTCCAATTCTGTCGAAGGTTCTATTGAATGGGGACCTTTCCAAGATCGCTGCCAATCTGAAGTTTGAGGAGCGCTGGACCAGAGCCAAACTCGGGCACGGTGTGATGAATTGGGGATTCGACACCATGCTAGCGACTCATGTTCTGGATAACAGATCGGAGATTACTGGGCTCAAGTTCCAGGCGTATGTGCGCCTGGGTGTGCCTCCGTATAACACTGCGGTGGAGGGATATCTGCGGGCCACCAGCGCTAATGCCATTAACCGCATCAGCCAGGTTCCAATCCGGGAACTCCTTCTGTATAACGGGCTGGATGCTCTGTTTGAGTATCAGTTGGCGAGTCGTCAATTGGGGCAGCTATGTCATCACTGATAAAGGCAAACCATACTTGGATCGTGGTGAGTGCCAAGAGTGCTCGGGCGCTGTTTGAAGGCTGCACCACTAGCTTCATCACCAATGTATGCCACAGGCGCTGTTGTTTGATTGGTCGTGGGGGAAAGTTTCATACATCGGTGCCCGTCACGATGGTTGAGGCGAAGAGGCTGTCTAGATTTCCGGTGGTCATAAAGTCGTGCAGGTATTGCCAGGTTCTGCAACCCACTGATAATGGCAGATGCTACTTCCATGATCAGGGAACCGGCTTTTGTGCACTGCACTGTAAGCTCTACCGTGGGGTATCCATTAAACCATCGTCATGTTTCATCAGCCCATGGAACTTGACTAGGGGTGGTAGGCTAGTGATTGCCTGGCGCTACCGAGCGTTAAAATGCCACAAGGTTCCCAAGGGCATTCCTGCTTATGACGCGTTTGCTAAGGGGTTGGACATTATCTTTGGTGCGGAACGTGCTGCTGAAATCCGCAAGCACTTGAACGATGGTGGTGCGGACGTTGGCGGATGGGTTGCTGACGACATGGTTGCTTTTCTGAGGAGCAGATCGAAACAGTGGAACAGGTAAGATACTCGTCGAAGGCATACAAACTACTGCACCTGGGTGCGGTTGCGCTCGCACAAGTTGAGGCGGCGGGGATGCGGGTGGATATTGAGTACCTACACAAAACCAAGCGTAGGATCACCCGCATGGTTCGTCACCTGCGGAATGAACTGAGTGGTACGGATACGTACCGGGTCTGGCGCCGGGTGTATGGCAGCAAGGCGAACCTCAATTCCAATGAGCAGCTGGGTAGGGTTCTCTTCGATGAAATGGGGCTCAAGAGTCCGGGTCAAACGTCGTCTGGCCGGCATCGGACAGATGAAAGTGCTTTGGAAACACTGGATGTGCCGTTCGTTCGTGATTGGGTGCGGATGAAGAGCCTCTATAAGGCGCTCACAACCAACATTGATGGGCTATTGCGTGAGCAGGTGGACGGCTACATTCACCCGTTCTTCAATCTGCACACTACGGCTACCTACCGATCTTCATCTGAGGCACCCAACTTTCAGAACCAACCGGTGAGGGATCCGGAGATCAAGAAACTCATTCGGTCGGCATTCATTGCCCGCCCCGGCTGCCAGATCGTGGAAATGGACTACAAGGCACTGGAGGTAGCCATCGCTGCCTGCTACCACCAGGACCCGGCAATGATGGGTTACCTGAACGATAAGACGAAGGACCTACACCGTGACATGGCGTGCGAGTGCTACTTGCTCAAGCCGGATCAGGTGGTGCGGGAGGTTCGATTTTGGGGCAAGAGTGGGTTTGTGTTCCCACAGTTCTACGGCGACTGGTATATTGATTGCGCTCCTGCCATGTGGAATGCTATCAAGCGTGCCAACCTAGCCACTGCGGACGGTGTTGGTCTGATCAAGCATCTGGCGTCCAAGGGCATTCATGAGTTGGGTGAGTGCGACCCGAAGTCGGAGCCAGTCAAAGGTACTTTCGAGCATCATATACGGCAGGTGGAGCGCCGGTTCTGGGAGAAGCGATTCCCGGTGTACTCTCAGTGGAAGAAGGATTGGTATGACAGATACCGAGAGCGCGGCTGGTTTCGTACTCTGACTGGCTTTGTTTGCCAGGGGTACATGAAGAAGAATGAGGTGATCAACTACCCGGTTCAAGGTTCGGCCTTTCACTGTTTGCTATGGGCGCTGATCCGCATTGTGATGAAGGAGTTGAGGCGGCGGCGAATGAGCGGATTGGTAGTGGGCCAGATCCACGATAGCTTGGTATCTGATGTGCCTGTACCTGAGGTGCCGGACTATGTCCGGATGTGCCGCCAAGTGATGGTGGATGAACTCAAGAAGGCGTGGCGGTGGGTGATCGTGCCACTGGAGGTTGAAGCGGAGGTCAGCCCGGAAGGGGCGACTTGGGCAGATAAGCAACCGTATGAAATACAGGAGTGATCTGTGGAACTCTATAAGAAACACCGACCCAATGATCTAGATTCGGTTGTGGGTAGCCGATCAACCGTCATGGCACTGAAATCTATGCTGGATCGGGGCACCGTTCCACATGCTTTGCTTTTCTACGGACCAAGTGGGTGTGGCAAGACTACACTGGCGCGTATTGTGCGCCAGCACCTGAAGTGCTCGGACATGGATTTCATGGAGGTGAACTCGAGTTCATTCCGTGGGATCGACACGGTTCGGAATGTGATGCAACTCATCTACCTTGCACCATCTGCTGGCCCGTGCCGGGTCTGGTTGTTTGATGAGGTGCACAAGTGGACGAACGACGCACAGAACGCAGCACTGAAGATGTTGGAGGACACGCCCAACCACGTCTACTTTCTGCTATGCACTACGGATCCGAATAAGTTGCTCGCTGCACTACGCAACCGATGCACGGGGATGCCGATCGAGTCAATTTCCTATGAGGATCTGACTAGGCTGGTTAAGCGGGTGGCTCGCGCTGAAGGCATCCGCTTGGGGGAAGATGTGCTGGATGAGTTGGTTGCCACGTCCTCTGGCTCGGCACGAATGGCGCTAGTCTACTTGGGAATGATGGTTGGGCTGAAGGAGAGCGAGCAACTGGAAATTCTGAAGAACAGAGCGGGTGAGGATTCGTCTGCTATGGAGCTTGCTCGGGCACTGATGAAGCCCTTGCCGTGGGCCAAGATCGCTGCCATCCTCCGTGATCTGACCATTGATGCGGAGACCGCTCGCAGATCGGTTTTGGGTTACGCGCGGGCTGTTATGATAAAGGAGGGCAAACCGAACGAATCTGCTCACATCATCCTGGACATCTTTCGGGAGCACTTCTACGACAGTGGTGATGCTGGGCTTTGTTGGGCCTGTTATGAGGTAATTCGGTCCCTCAAGTAACGACAGTTCTGCGGAGGTGCTGTATGGATGGTGGCGAGTTTGAGATCGACCGGCACATTGATCCGGCCCAATTGGATGTCGAGGCGGTGCGGCAGGCAGACATCTTCTTCAAGTGGGCTGAGCGGTCGGTCGAAGCGCGCGGGCGAGTCGATCACCTCAAGTTTGAGGCTGACACCAAACTGGCCAGTTTGGAAATGGCGATTCGTAGCAACCCGACCAAGTACAAGTTGGACAAGGTCACCGAGTCTGCCATTGCATCGCGTGCGCGGATCGATGACGAGTATGTCGAACTCTACAAGGAACTGCTTGATGCCAAAGCGGAGTCTGCCCTTTTGGATCAGGCTGTTGCTGCGATGGAGCAGCGCAAGCGGATGCTTGAGATCCTTGTCACGTTACATGGCCAGGAATACTTTGCGGGGCCCTCGGTACCCCGCAGCCTGGTCGATGCATGGAAGGAGCACCAGGGGCGACAGACCGCTCGAGTGAATGACAAGCAGCAGGCAGCCCTGCGCAAGCGAGTGAGGGTGAAGGAATGAGTGCTGTTTGGTGGGCTCTGATCATCCTGTTCATGCCAGTATGGCTTTGGGTGATTGTCCGCGTGGTTTGCATGGCCTATTTCCGTTCCGTAGAGCAAAGCAAGAAGGAGAATCGGGATGAGTAAATCGAAGCACAGTCGTCGGCGCCCGAGTCGTGAGGAGGTGCGCCGCAATGCGAAGCGCTCAGCGGGGAAGCAGCAGTTCTTCAACCTGCCCCGTGGGGTGCGCGAGTGGAGCCCGGAGAAGTCAGGCTCATACCTCCTTGATGTGGTGCCGTATGAGGTGACCAGTTCGCACCACCCCGACCATACGGACAAGGGTGTCCTCTGGTACAAGTACCCCTTTCACATTCACCGCGATGTTGGGCCGGCTGGTGAGCAGGTTGTTTGCCCCACTTCAGTGAACAAGCGCTGCCCGATCTGCGAACACCGCGCCAAGCTACTGAAGGATGGTCGCGATCGCGATGATGAGGCGGTGCGGGCACTGAACTTCCAGGACTGGGTTGCACCG